AGATTAAATATATAATATAATACGCGCGGGTTTATTTAAAATATATTCAAAAAACTATTGACAGTATAATTATTTTAGTGTATTGTGTAAGCACAGGTTGCAGAAATGCAAAAATGAAAATTGAATAGTAATTATTTTTAATACCTACAAACGCGAGCCGCGGATTCATTCCAGCGACCAAAGAAACCCAAATAAAAACTGGGTTGAACAATGCAGTTTGTAGGTATTTTTTTATTTTAAAATTTAAAAGTTGGGAGGTGTACAGAATTGGAGAAATTAGCAGGAGCAGAGCCAAGCTCATTAGAATCAATCAAAAATGATTTTGAGGAGTATCTAAAAGAGTTCTGCGCTGAAAATGACATTAAAGACCAGTACGACATCTATCCGGCTATGTGGAATGCAGCACTTACATATATTTGTCAAAATACTTTTAAGGCTAATCCAAGTATTTTAGCAATGCCTAAAAATATAAATAATGCCTATAACTTAGAAGCTGTAGATTATATATTAGATATATACGCTTACGAATGTTTTATACATAATCAAGAGATTAGTGTTATTGGTTTTCATTTATTTTCGGGTATATCTTTAAATGCCATATATAATTTAAACAATAACAATAAAAGAGTTGTTGTGTATAAGGATTTAGAGGGTAATGTTATTAGTAATTTAACTGTAAGCAGATTAAAAGAGGGGGAATATACAAAAGAATTAAGTTCAAAAGGGAGTGACATTTTTAAAAAATTGAAATTATTTTCTGAGGAAAGTTTGACAGCTCTGATGAAAGACAGGCGGAATAATCCGATGAAGTACTTGCCCATACTGAATAGGCGCTTTGGTTGGAATCTGCCAGGGGTAAGCCGAGAAACGTTCGGGAAGACAGCATTAACAGCGGCAGACCTCCCAAAATTGGGAACGGAATTGGACGAAAACGGCGCGCAACTTCCACGGTTAGAAGCGTGCGAAACGTTAAACAATTCAGACACAATTTAAAAGTGCCGTATTTCCTGACGTTTAAGCTATTTCGATATGCTTAGAGTTTCGCTAAACATGAGTTTAGCGAAATGTATAAAACAAATAGTCAGAAACAGCAAACAAAACAGCAAATAATCAAACAATTAAATAACGGCAGATAATTGCCTGCAATGGTGATTCTGTTAGGGGGTGGGGGTTGAATAAAAACAGCCACCCGGCCCGACTAAGTACCAAAAATAATCTCAAAAACAAAAAGAGGTGTATCAATGACATTAAACGAGTATCAGGCAGAAGCAATGCGTACAGCAAGTAGAACAGCCACAGCACACGAAGATAATCTTTTGCTTAATGGAGTGATGGGCTTAAATGGCGAAGCTGGAGAAGTGATTGACATGGTAAAGAAAATGCTTTTTCAAGGTCATACGCTTGATAAAGACCACATGGCAAAAGAACTGGGCGATTGCCTTTGGTATTTAGCCGTAGCCGCAAAAGGCATTGGATATGACTTAGATACCATTGCTGAAATGAACAAAGCAAAGCTTAGAAATCGTTACCCGAACGGTTTTGAATCCGAAAGGTCGTTACATCGGGATAGCAAAGACATTTAAAGCAAAACAAACACCTTGTCAAACAATGCTGTAAGAATGGCTACAAAGGATAGTACAATGAGGTGTGCGGGAAATAGAGTTGGGAATACCCGCAAAACAATGCCCTATAGCCAAGCGGTAAGGCACGGGATTTTGATTCCTGTATCACCGGTTCAAATCCGGTTAGGGTAGCTGGGCTTTTGATAGCCCTTTTGTCCCATTCTTTGGTACCCCCTTATCTCCCGTTAGCGGAAAGCTGATTAAAGGACCGTCACAAGGTTCGGCGGGATTTACAAACATGATTACCCCGGTGCAGATAGGCTTTTCAACCTTGCCGGGATACACTGAATTGAGTTAAAGCTTTTCGGGATACTGGAAAGTGTAGGCTTTTTGTTTGAAGCAATTTAAGCAAAGAAGACAGCAAAGCTGGCAACAAAGTGGTGTAGTATATCATCATAAGGACGTCAAAAGTAGAATCCTTGTGGCTGACGAATAATAAACGCTTGCGGTGCAAGAATAACCTGTTTGTGTTCGTGGTGTGAAAGACTACAAACAAAACAGGAATTTCATTAAGTCGGCTTGCCTTGAATCCGGGATACCGGAGTATAACACAAGAAATTCGTTAAAGTAGCGGTATGGCAAAACAAAATTTTTTTGCAAATCAAAAAAACTTCCGAAAGAACCGTGAAATTTGCAGGTTAAATTCGCTCCCTGTCCGTGCTTGACAGCGGTAAGAAGCCAAGGGTCGCACCCGGAAGCTCGGACTTATCGTCACGGTGACTGAATGTGACTGCGGGTATGATGAATAAAGAGAAGTCTTAATCATGTTTGTTTTTTGGAAAAGCGGCAACGATTGGCGGTGTTGCGGCAGACTGTAAATCTGTTCCCATGTGGTAAACATTGGCGGTTCGATTCCGCCCTTTTCCATTTTTTTAAAAAAATTAAAAATAAAAAAGAGGTGCAGTATGGCAAAAGGTGTTCATGCAGTAGATAAGGACAAGTTTATTGAAGCCTACAATAAATGGGCGAGCGGCGAGGTAACGATAACAAAAGCAACGGAAATAGCCGGCATGAGTTATCCGACATTTCACAAATACGTAGGCATATTAATTACAGGCGGGAAATTTCCTGACGGGCTATTTAAGGATTAGGAGAGTGTGCATGAGAGTAGAGATTAAAGGCAATGTATATGGAATGTCGCGCAAAGAGTATAAGCAGTTCCTTAAAATAGCAAGCAAAGCTATACCATGTGGCATTTATGCGGCTGAAAAGGGAAGCACTGCTATTATGCTGAATGAAAAATACGGCAGCATTGAAGATTTGAGAAAATCCGTGTCCAAATATAAATTGAAAGGGTTTAAGGTGTATTACAATGACAAGAATAACGATAAAAAAAATTCTTAAAACTCTTGATAAAACACTTGATATGTTTATGTTGGCTTTAATTCTTTCGGTTTTAATAGCTGGTCTTAGAATTATTTTAGAACTTTTATTTGGTGTAAAAATGGTAGCAATCGCTGTGTTTGCTTTAATGTTTGTTTGCATTTTTGTATTAAACTTTTTGAAAGGGTGACTTTTTATGTTAATAGTTGCATTGCAAGACGATTTAGACAATTTATATGCTATCTGGAATACAGTTGCAGACCGATTTTTAGGAGTTAATCTTGGAAAATATGAAGCTGTCGGAATTATTATGGACTACAAGGGAGATTACACCTTTGAAGAAGCATTAGACAGAGTGGAACACCCACAACCATTTAAAGATATTGCCAAGTGCTTATGCGAAGAGCTTAATCGTGACGATAACAAAGTTGAAAATGCAATCCAATACTTAAAAGATGTATCGTGGAAAATAGGAACTACTGGCGTTGAGTATCTTTCAGAGAGAGACGGACAAAAAATGAGGGAGTACATAAATGTACTTGAAAACAGAATTGATGAATTAGAACAATGATTGCTGATTATCAGCAGAAAGGAATATATTATGAAAAAATTATTTGTAAGTGTGCCAATGAAAGGCAGAACAGAGGAAGAAATCAAAGCTAGTATTCAGAAGATGAAAAAGATTGCTGAAATATACGAGGGCGAGGAATTAGAGCTTATCGACAGCTACATTGAGGATAACCCACCTAAAGACAGCAAAGAAGCTGTATGGTATTTAGGAGAGAGCCTTAAGAAGCTGGCACAGGCTGATGTGTTTATAGGAATATGCGAGAGCTACGATTGGAACGACTGTTGCATTGAAAGAGAAACAGCAGAAAAATATGGCATTAAAGCATATATGATTCCGGCAAGGTATGTAATTGATGATTATAATGCACTTATAAACAAATTACATCCGGTTTGCTGTGATGCAATGCCAACAATCTAACAATATATTTCCTGGCTAACAAATGGAGTTAGTTGCTAACCTAAAACAAGACGAAGAAAATAGTCTTTAAATAATTTCCAAAACACTAAGAGGTGCGTACAATATTGGTGTGCTAAGAATAGCTTTTACTACTGACTACGCATTTTACCGGTTACAGATTGATTGTAGTCGCTACCCTAGAACAATTATAGGCAGAGGTCTATAAGCACCTTTGCTGAAGAAAGCGAGGTGCTTCTTTTTTGGTATCTAAATATCTTAAAGAAACAGTTCAAAGTTATGAAAATTACATAGAGAAAAATGGAATAGATGAAAGCGTTATAAATGCTTATGTTGAAGCTGTAGAAGTTGCTTTGCTGACGGAAAAAGACAAAGAATACGGTTTGAAATTATCTGTAAAGGCAAAAGAGTTAATTTTTGAATATATAAGTATAGTTACAAATGGTGCGGATTTTAAATGGCTCGAAGAACAATCACAAACAAACAAGCAAACATATGAAATTATAGAAAAATATTACAAGGTTTTACTTTATGAAGCACCAATGCTACTTGATAGCTATATTTTATACATTGAAAAAGACAGACCCCGAAAAGAAAGGTTCTATGAGCCTAGAAGAAAAACACTCAAACAAGTTGTAGATAAAATTCAAGAATTAGAAGATGGAAAACTTGACGAGTTGTTTATACATATGCCACCGAGAATAGGTAAATCCCAAATTATAACACTTGCTATGTCGTGGCATTGTGCAAAAGACACGGAAAAAAGCAATTTATATATAACATATAAAGAGGGGTTGGGCGGAGCTTTTCTTACTGGTGTGATGGAAATATGGACTGACCCCACCTATTGCTTTGCTGATGTATTTCCGGACATTAAAGTTGCGTGTACTGATGCTAAAAACAACAAAGTAGATTTAAAACGAAAGAAAAAATACAAAACATTGTCAGGAAAAGGGCTGGAAAGTGGTCTTAATGGGGAGTATGACGCATACGGCTGGATGGTACTTGATGATATTTTAGAGGGTATTCAAGATGTACTTAATCCTGAGACACTTAAACGAAAACAGATAATATTTGACAACAATGTAATGTCACGAAAAAAAGAACAATGCAAACTCATACATAACGGTACAATTTGGAGTTTACATGACCTTTATAGTGACAGATTAGATTTCTTACAAAATAATCCTGAAGCAAAAGATATTAGATATGAAATTTTAAAAATTCCGGCACTTGATGAAAATGACGAAAGTAACTTTGATTATGATTACGGAGTTGGATATACAACGCAGTATTATCGAACATTAAGAGCAAAATTTGAAGAAAATGACGATATGGCTTCTTGGTATGCTCAGTATCAGCAAGAGCCTATTGAAAGAGATGGAGCAGTATTCAATCCTGAGCATATGAAATTTTACAATGGTGTACTTCCGAAAGAAGAACCATACAGAATATGTGCGGCTTGCGATGTTGCTTTAGGCGGAGAAGATTTCCTTGCATTTGCGGTAGCTTATATGTATGAGGATAACTCCATATATATAGATGATGTTGTTTTCGATAACAACGAAAAGAAATTTACAAAGCCAAAAGTTGTAAATATGATTATAGACCATGATATCGGGTCGGCATATTTTGAAGCAAATCAAGGCGGCGAGGGTTACAAAGATGAAGTTGATGTAATGTTGCAAGCAAAAGGGAAAAAAATCAATTTGAGGTCGGAATACGCACCAACGAATAAAAGAAAAACTCAAAGGATATGGGACAAAGCAGGAAGTATAAGAGAATTTTATTTTCGTGATGTTGGATGCAGAAGTCAAGAATACAGGAAATTTATGACAAACTTATACAGTTTTACAATAACAGGAAAAAACAAACATGAAGATGCGGCTGACTGCCTTGCGTCATTAGCATATTTCATTGAGGGTAATTGGAGTGCCGCGAAAATTGAAGCCGCTATTAATCCATTCCGCAGGAGGTATTGATTCATGACGACAAAGGAATATTTACAGCAAATCGGCAAATTAAATAAAATGATTAACAATAAAATGATTGAACTGGCACAGATGAAAGAAATGGCATACAGTATTAAAGCCGTGGGAACAGATGAGCGCGTTATGTCTTCTAGCGACCCGGACAAAACAGGCTGCGCATATGCTAAGATTGAAGAAATGGAAGAAAAAATTAACGGCATGATTGACAACTACGTAGATACTAAAGAAAAAATTATTAATCAAATTGAAAGTATAGAAGACGAAAACCTATATAATATTTTATTTTTAAAATACATAGCAAAAAAACGGTTTGAAGATATTGCGGTGGAGATTGACAAATCATGGCGACAGACAATCCGATTGCACGGAACGGCGCTCAAAAAATTTGAAGAAAAATACGGAAAACAATACTTGTCATGTCATTGAATGTCATATTAATACTGTGTTATTATTATAATGTCAAATAAAAGTAAAAGTTCCGAGGAAAGCACTGCTACAGAAATGTGGTGGTGCTTTTTTCATGCCAAAAGAGGTTGAATATGAGGTTTTACACTAAAAAAAATAAGGCTGTAATGTGTCCGAATTGTGGCAAATTATTGACGTATGCCGATAAAGATGACCCCAATTTACATAAATTGGCTTGCAAGCATTGTCGTAAGTGGATTTGGTATTATCCGAATGATGATGATAAAAATGAAGCCAAAGAAATCCCGGATACACGCTCGTCAAGCGGAGTTAGACTTTACTAGGAGTATTAAATATGTTAAATGATGTATATTTCTACGAACTCGTAAGAGGTTGTTATGGACGCAAAATTGCATATACCAATGTTGAAAAAATAACAGCAGATAACGTTGTTAAAATCGTTGGAGATTGCATTGGTGTATTTAACTACAACAAGCCCATTATCCGGTATTTGTGGCACTATTATAAAGGCGACCAGCCGGTATTATACAGAATAAAAATGCAAAATGAAGACGTAAACAATAAAGTTTGCGAAAATCACGCATATGAACTGGTTCAATTTAAGGTTGGACAAACATATGGTGAACCGATACAGTACGTTAGCCGAAAAGACGATGAAAAAGTTAATAAAGCAGTTGATACGCTGAACGATTATATGTCTGACGCTAACAAACAGGAGAAAGATATTAAGGCAGGAGAGTGGCAGTCAGCGACCGGCACATCTTTTAAAGCAATACAGATTGTCGATGGCGACATACCGTTTCGGATTATAGCACCAAGCCCAATGAACACCTTTGTTATTTACAATAAAGCTACAGAGGAACCGGTGCTTGCTGTACAGGAGTTAAAAGACGAAAATAACAACTTTTATAAGCTGTGCTATACAGATTCGATGACATTTAAAATTCAAGACAGCAAAGTTATTGAAAGCAGATTGCACGCGTTTGGCAGTATTCCGATTGTGGAATATCCGAATAATCACGAAAGGATTTCAGATATTGAATTGGTTATCAGCCTGTTAGATTCAATAAATACCATGCAGTCAAATCGAATGGATTCGGTGCAGCAGTTCGTTGAATACTGGGTAAAATTTATCAACTGTGAAATTGATGATGAAACTTTCCAAAAGATGAAAATGAACCATGCACTCGTTGTTAAGTCTATTAATAAAGATAACAAGTCAGACGTGGAAATTATGACGCAGGAATTAAACCAAACGCAGTGTCAAGTTGCCAAAGACGACTTGTGGGACAATACATTGTCAATTCTTGCGATTCCAAACAAACAGGGTAACACCGGCGGAGATACGCAAGGTGCGGTGGAATTAAGAAATGGTTGGGATTTCTCGAAAACAAGGGCAAAGCTTAAAGACCCGATTGTAAAAGCAGCGGAAAAGCGGCTTGCAAAGGTTGTGTTAAATATTATACGGATTAAGGACCGTGATTTAGGCATAAAAATGCGGGATTTTGAAGTGCAAATTAATCATAGCCCACAGGATAATATGTACACTAAAGCACAAACACTTACAGTATTGCTTCAATCTGGCATACATCCACTTGTAGCAATTAAAACGGTTGGGCTTTGGGGAGATTCAGAAAAAACATTTGTTCTTTCAAAGCCATACCTTGATGTCTTATATAAGACTGTTGAAAATATGGAAGAACAGGAAACTAAAGCACAGGAAATAGTTAATCAACTTAATAATCAGCAAAATAAAGCAGTTATCGAGCAATAATCGGTAACTGCTTTTATTTTATAAATTTGCAGTCATGCGACAAATGGCAGAAACAATCGAGCGGAGAGAACCGTGTAAAAAAACGTGATTTTAGGAGGAATAAACGATGACAAGAGAACAGGCAAAACAGAATCTTATTTCAATCGGAATTTCAGAACCGACCGATGAGCAGGTGAGTAATTATCTGAATCAGTTAAACGGTGAAACAAAGAAAGAAAAAGATAAAGCGGCAGAGTATAAAGCGAAAGCTGACAAGGCAGACGAACTTCAATCAAAAATTGATGAAATAGAAGCCGGAAACCTTACAGAGCTTGAAAAAGCCAACAAAGCACTGGAAACGGCAAACAATCAGATTGCGGAGTTACAAAAAAACAATGCAATTAGAGATTTGCGTGAAAAAGCCATGACGGATTTCAAAATCACGGCAGAACAGGCAAAGACGGTTGTAAAAGAGGACGGAAGCTTTGACACAACTGTTCTCGGACAGATTATTTCAGAGAAAGAAACCGCTTCCGCGCAGGCAAAGGAACAGGAAATTGCCAAAGGTACACCGAATCCGGGCGGCGGCGGTAGTAACCAAGATTCAGAGAAGACAGAAGCAGAAAAAATAGCCACAAGTCTTATCTCAAGCAATTCAAAAAGTCAAAGCAACAATGATGTTTTGTCACATTATTTAGGAGGTAATTAAAAATGTCAAACATGCAGTATGAACAGACTTCATATGTCGGAAACGTTCAGATTTTAAAAAGACTGCCTAATGAAGCGATTCCAATGACACTTGATTTTACAGATGTTGTTGAAAAGACGGCTGACGGCAGAAAGATTGTAAAGGCCGGCACACCAATCGGAAAAAATGGAAAGGCAGACAACACGGCAACGGTCGTAGGCATTTTGAGATACGATGTCACAGAAGACAGGCCACAGGGTGTGATTTTAAAGAAAGCATATATCAATAAAAGCGTGGCTGAAAAGCATTCCGGTGTTACATATGACGCAGGCGTTTCCACAGCGCTTCCAATGATTGTATTTGAATAATTTGGGAGGTATATAGATGTTAATTAATGAAGTGTTAAACAGTAAGTCTATTGCACTTACAACAACAGAAGAAGCAAGTAATCAAATCCCATATCTCGGATTAAATTGGTTTCCGGAAAGAAAGAAACAGGGGCTTGATTTAAGCTGGATTAAGACACATAAGGGACTTCCGGTATCGCTTGCGCCGTCAAATTTCGACACAATTCCGACACTTAGAGCAAGAGAGGGATTAAGCAAAGAAAAAACACAAATGGCATTTTTCCGTGAAGGTATGGAAGTCGGCGAAGAAGAAATGCTTGAAATTGAACGTATTAGTTCTACAGATGACCCGTACCTTGCAAGTGCCTTATCAAGCGTATATGACGATACTAACAACCTTGTGAGCGGCGCAGAAGTCGTGCCGGAACGCATGAGAATGTCGCTTCTCGCTACAGAAGCAGGACACCCGGTTATTGCTATTGAAAGTGACGGTGTACAGTACGCATATGATTACGACAAGGACGGTTCATATGCAAAAGACCATTATGCAAAGCTTGAGGACACTAGCATGTGGAGTGATACAGTGAACTCCAAACCACTTACAGACCTTAATAATGCTCGGAAAAAATTACAGAAGAAAGGCAAGATTGCTAAATACGTTCTTATGAACACCAATACGTTTCAGTATTTACTTGAAAATGCACAGATTAGAAATTCAATCCTTGCACAGAATCTCACGGCAACGATTGAGGTTGATGACGACACGGTAATTTCAGTTGTTCAGAAGCGTACAAAGCTTACAATCGTCCTGTACGACAAAATGTATATGGACGAAGCTGGGAAAGAACACTATTTTTACCCGGACAACAAAGTAACACTGTTGCCGGACGGAAAACTGGGTAGTACGTGGTTCGGAACGACACCGGAAGAAAGAACTGCAAGACAGGTTGCTGACGTTGATGTAACGACATATGGAACAGGAATCACAGTTGCTACAAAGGTTGAGTATGGCCCACCAATGAAGATGTCAGTATTCGCTTCTGAAGTAGTATTGCCGTCTTACGAAAATATGGATAGCACATTCGTACTTGAGGTCCATCATGATTAATCGGAGGTAGCATATGAAATATCCATATATCGTTATTAAAAACGGGAAATGGTATGCGGCAGGCGAAGAAGTCCCGGACACTGTTCCGGGAAACAAGCCTACCGGATATACCAAGACTGAAATCAACCGTATGCCGACAGCGGAATTGCAGAGTTTAGCGGCACAGAACGGCATTGAAAATGCGGCGGAAATGAGCGGAGTTGACCTTAAAGCAATCTTGATTGAGAAGTTAGGATTATAAGCAGGAGAACAGCATGGAGGAATACACAACATTAGAGCAGGTAAAAATCCGGCTCAAACAATTTCATATTGAAACGGTTGAAAATGAGGATAACACTGAATCTGATGTTGTTGTGTTTGACAGCAAAGAAGACAACTTGCTTCTTGAACAGCTCATAAAACAGGCAACGAAAGATGTAATTGCAAAACGGTGTTATCCGCAAAGTTATACGCAGGAACAGATTGACAATGACTTGAAATGCTATGAAAGTGTAATTGTCAATCTTGTGGTATATGACCGGTCACAGGCAGGAGAAAACTACATGGCAAGCTACAGTGAAAACGGTGTAAGCCGTAGCTGGAAAGACCGTGATAGCCTGTTTGTAGGGGTATATCCGTTTGTAAAAACATTATAGAGAAGATTGTGCGTTACGTTTTATCAGCACCGGGGAAACGTAGCAGGCGGCACACAGTAAGGGTGGTGGGCGGTGTGCCACAAAAAAAATGAAAGGCGGTATATTATGCCAGTTGCAATAATTATAAGTATCATATCGGTTGCTTTTTCCGTCTTTTTTGGATTTTTTAGTCTTTGGTTTGGTTTGAAAAACAACAAACACACAGACACAAAAGACATTGAAGAACGCGTAAAAGAGAATACACGTATCAATATGAAACTTGACGCCATTTCAAGCAATACAACTGAAATAAAAAATGAAGTGTCAGAAATGAGAAAAGAGATTAATTCTCACGATACACGAATTATCAAAGTTGAAGAAAGCGTGAAATCGGCACATTACAGACTAAACACTATTGAAGAACGTCTGAATGGCGAAAAGGAGATGTAATATGAATATTTTAGAAACATTGACGTCAAACATCATGATTATTTTAGCGGTAATCGGCGCAATCGCGTTTATTGTGTCGGTGATTACACAGGTTATCAAAGGAGTAGGTGTTTTTGCGAAGATTCCAACTGACGGATTGGTACTTGTGTTATCAATCGGCATTACAGTAGCGGCATTTGTAGCATATATGCAGTATTTACACATGACTATCCTGTGGTACATGGTTTTAGCCGCAATTATGGCGGGCTTTGTTGTTGCTTTTGTTGCTATGTATGGCTGGGAGAAGCTTTCCGAACTGTGGAAACGGTTCGGAAAGAACGTAGATTGATATGTTGGACATTAATAAACAAAAGATGATTTACGCGCTTAAAGACGGCAGAACACCGGTATACCAACTGAATAAAGACGGCTCAATAAAATACATCATTGTTGACGGTGAAGAAGTCCCTGTTGAAACAGGAGAGTATACCACAGGTTATAAAAAGCCTGTGGTTTTTTATTCTTCAATAAGCAATAAATTAAGTGAAGCACTGATAAAGGAATTTGGTGTAGATAATTCTACGAATTTTGTTCAAATTGTGGAAGACAAAGGCAAATTGCCGTTAGATGTTGGCTCGCTTGTTTGGAAAAAGTCGGAAGTGAGGTACAAAGATAAGGATAAAACAATCATTGATGAAACCAGTTGCGATTATATCGTTAAGGGTGTCGCTGATGAGGGATTAACGGCAGATTTATTTCTTTTACAGAAAAACGTGAGGTAAGCACATGGCTACAAGACCAATAGTTATAACATTGTCCCAAAAATCCGTAGAAAACGCAATAAAACGAGTACAGCAGTATCAATTAGGATTTCAACGTAAACTTAGAAAATTCGTGAAAGAACTTGCTAATGTAGGCATTGCCGTAGTTGATACCAATATGACAGAAGCGCAGTATACGTTTGACGGCAAAATAAGAAGCGGTTCTGACACGTCACACAATGCTTACGTAGAACTTAATTCCAATGGTAGTACGGCAGAAGCAAAACTGATTGTACAGGGAAAAGAACTGTTATTTATCGAGTTTGGCGCAGGCGTATATTATAACGGTGCCGCCGGTGCAAGCCCACACCCCAAAGGAGAAGAATTTGGATTTTTAATCGGTTCCTATGGCAAAGGCAACGGACAAAAAAAGGTTTGGGGCTATTACGATGAAAATAACCAACTTGTGCTTACAAGAGGTGTAAAAGCTACTATGCCGGTATTGAAAGCAGAACAAAAGATAATTGAGGACTACAAAAATGTTGTAAAGAGGGTGTTTGAATAGTGATTGATAATCAGTGGGCTTTTGATTTAGAAATGAATGTGTTTTCGACAATCAAGAAAAAGGCATTGGCAATTCTTGAAGACAATTACCCTGATATTAGCATTACAGCAGATGAAGAATCGAGCGATACACCGGTGTTTCCGACGGTATTAATACAGTCTGTTGAACCGACTGAAACAAACAGCGATTTAGAAGCTGACAGAATTAATACTGTAGACTTTACAGCACAGGTAACAGTAACAACAAACCGAAGCAGAAGCGAGGCATTGCAAGTATCCAATGTTATAGCGGATTTGTACAAGAAACGATTGTTTAAGATAAAGCCCATGCCGTTTGTACGAAAAGAGGGAAATCTGTGGACAGCAACTTTCCGTGCAAAGCGCAAATTTGGGTGGAATGACATTTTATAGCAATTTACAAAGAGCCGAAAGGCTCTTATTTTTATGCAATTTTTTAGGAGGTAAACATGGCTACAGGTTTAAAAAGTAGAATTATTTACAGAAAAAAGACCAAAGAAAGCAACGAAAGCGATTACTGGGCTGGCACATACAACCTGTTGATTAGAGCAAAAAGTATTCCGTCCCCAGTAGGTGAGCGTAACATGGTTGATACGTCTACGTTGGAAGATTTAGTCGAAACGCAAGAACCCGGAAGACGCGCGGCGGGTTCAATGGCTGTAAGCGGTGCATTTGAACGCGAATATCTTGACAATTTAGTTGAGATTGAAGACGAAAAGTTAGACATTGTTGTTCTTTATGGCACAGACGGCAAAGGTAAAGAGGGTATTTGTGGTTTTATCGGCTCTGAATCATTCGCACCGGACGAAGCTACAGACGACCATTTAACAGGCACTTGCAACATTGCTATTTCAACAGTGCCGCGTTGGATTCATAAAGATTATGACGTTGCGGTAACAGAAGATGAAAACGGTTATCCGACATCAATTACATTATCAAAAAAATCGTAAGTCAGTCCGGAAAAACAAATAAGGCTGTTGCGACTGACGAGGATACAAAAACAGCCGTAGTAATTTGATAGTTAGTAAATAATATGGCAGGGCGGCAGAAATGCCGTCCCTGTCCTATATAAAGCGAAAAGGACAGGTAATGAATATGAAAACAATTACAGTAAACAGTAACGAATATAAATTAGAGTTCTCTTTTGAAGCGGCAGAGTATAAAGACATCGTGCAGAAAATGTTTAAGGTCCTCAGCGGTGCTTACGTTGTCGAAGAATCAAAGGATATGCAGAATCCTACTACTAAGGATATTATCAACGGCACGGCAAATATGATTGGCGATACAGCAGATATTTGCGTTACTGCTTTTTATGCCGGCTTATTAGAAAATAATCCACTTTCACATGAAGAAGCAAAAACAGTCATGAGGGATTATATGAAAGAAAATAAGCTTTCGTACAAGAAACTGTATGACGAATTGAGAAATTGCATGGAAACAGATGGTTTTTTCGACCTGTCGGGGCTGAACGACATGATTCAGCAGATGTACGGGACAGCACCGGAAGCGACAGCACAGACAGCATAAAAAAATCTGAAATTAACTGGCATAAAATAATTTGGGAAGATTATTTTCCGACAGCCTTTTCAATCGGGATACACATAGATGAGTTTAAGCATATGACACCGGCACAGTTAGGATACTGCATAAAAGGACATGAGTTGAAAAGAAAAGAACAGGATAGCGATATGTGGCACTTCGCCGGTACATATGGAATATCTGCCCTTATTTATGCGATAGACCGTTGCTTAAACGGTAAAAAGGCAAGGTCGGAGTACATCAAAAAACCAGTTTCAATTTTACTTGAAGAAGAAAGTAAGCCAAAATCAAAAGAAAGCAATGAAGATGTTGCAATGTTTGAAATGCAACAAAGAATCAAAATACTGGAAAAAGAGGGCGGCATATTAAGTCCGTCATAGGTGGTAGCACGCGAATTGCTACCACCTTTATTTTTGCACTAAAGGTGGTGAGGACGTGGCAGATAATGAACTGGACAGCTTAGAGCTTAAAATACAAGCAAATGCAACACAGGCAAACAATGCGCTTGATAAACTTGTTAAAAATTTAGAGAATTTATCAAGTTCGTTAGGAGTTATCAACAATGCCAATCTTGCGGGGTTTGCAAGTGGTGTAAAAAATATTACAAATGCAATGCAGGGAATGAAAAGCGTAAGCACGGCAGATTTTACGCGTTTGTCAAAAGGTATTCAGAAGATTTCAACCATTGACACTGCCGCAATAAACAAGGCTTCTACAGCAATGGCGTACTTAAGTAAGTCCTTTAATTCCATGCAGGCAACCAGTGAAGCAACAAAGCAGATTACGGAACTTGTGACAGGAATCAAGCAGTTAGGATATGCCAGCGCCGCAAAAGCTATTGACAATATACCGAAGCTTTCAAGCGCGATGAAAGAGCTTATGCAAGAACTGTCAAAAGCACCACAGGTAAGTCAAAATCTTATTGATATGACTAATGCGCTTGCGAATTTAAGCCGCACAGGGGCTTCAAGCGGCAGAGCGGCAACGTCATTAAGCAAAAACTTTTTGAACGTTTCATCTTCTGCAAATTCGGCAACTAAAAGCAGTTGGTCGCTGGCTTCCGCATTTGGTAAATTATACGCTTCATACTGGCTTGTTTTCAGGGCAATAAATAAACTGGGAGATTCGATTAATATAGCTTCATCACTCATAGAAGTTGAAAACGTTGTACGTACCACTTTCGGAAATTATGAAAACCTTGTAGACGACATGGCAAAAACATCTATACGGGATTTTGGTATGTCAGAACTGTCCGTAAAGCAGTATTCAAGCCGTTTTCAAGCTATGGGTGTCGCTATGGGCTTTTCTCAAAAGAAAATGGCTGATATGTCCATTGAACTGACAAAGCTGACGGCAGATATGGCTTCGTTTTACGATATGGAACAGTCAGACGTTGCGAGAAATCTTCAAGCAATTTTCACAGGCGAAACAGAGCCATTAAGAAAATATGGACTTGATTTGACACAGGCAACGTTAAAAGAGTGGGCTTTAAAAAACGGACTTGACGCTAATATCAGTTCCATGACACAGGCTGAAAAAACCATGTTGCGATACAAATATGTCATGGCAAATACGGTGGCAGCGCAAGGCGACTTTGCAAAAACTGCCGATACATGGCACAATCAAACGGTCATTTTAAAGCAATCATTTCAAGAACTGGCAGGAATTATAGGTACATCGTTGATTAATGCGTTTAAGCCGTTTTTAAGCGGATTAAATTTCGCAATGACACAGGTTATTAATTTCGCTGAAACGGTAACAAATGCCTTAGGTGCAATTTTTGGTTGGAAATTTGAAGTTACAAACAAAGGTATTGCCGATGATTGGTCGGACGCTGCGGACAGCGCCGATGATATAGCAGACAGCACCGGAAACGCCGCTAAAAACGTTGAAAAGCTGAATAAGGGTGTAAGACAGTTTGATGAATTAAAACTGATTACAACACCGGATTCAAGTAGTGGAAATGGCAAAAAGGGTAGCGGCACAGGAGCGGCAAGTGCAGACGGAGCAAGCGGTGGTCTTGTGAAAGTCGATACCATTTGGAAAGACTATAAAAGTCAAATTAAAAATTTACGCGAGTTAGGCGAGTATATAGGCAATACGCTTACAGATACGCTGAATAGCATTGACTGGGACAGCGTGTATGCCGGTGCTAGAAATTTTGGTAAAGGCCTTGCTGATTTCCTCAACGGGCTTATCTCACCGAAATTATTCGGTGCTGTCGGCAGAACTATTGCAGGAGCATTAAATACTGCTGTGTATACGGCTTTATCGTTTGGGGAAACGCTTGACTGGGAAAACTTAGGATTTTCTATTGCAACCGGAATAAATCAATTTTTTGAAACGTTTGATTTTGCTTCAACCGCAAAAGCTATCAATAAGTGGGTTCAAGGCATTTATGACACAATCAAAACAGCTATAAAAAATATCAAATGGTCAAAAGTGCTTGAGGGAATAGCAACATTAATTGGTGATGTTGAACTAAAAACAGTAGCAATCATAATTGGAGCAGTACTTTTAAAGAAATATTTCAAACTGGAAATTGCTAAAAATATTTTAAAGGGCATTGCAACGTCAATTTCACAGTCAATAGCAAAATCACTTGCGGCAAAAATGGGTGTTGAAATTGCACAAAACGCAGGAATTTCAAAGGCACTTACGGCTGGAATTAAAAAATCAATAGGAAATATTGATTATGGTGGACTATCAAAAACACTTTCGTCTTTAATGTCAACAAAGTTAAAAGCCACAATCGGAATTGCGGGTATTGCAACAGAGTTTTTAACAGTTGCAACTGTTTTTGAAAAAATTGGGGAAGGTGCTAATTTTACAGTCGGCATGTTGGCAAAAGTGGCGGCAGGCGCAGGAGTGGCGGCGGCGGCACTAAAGCTTATTGGTTTATCCACACCATGGACAGCGGCTATTGTCGGTGTTACAGGTTTGGTTGCGGCTATTGCCGGAATTGGTGTAGGTTATGCCAAAGCACAAGCCGAAGTCGTAAGTGCGAATACGATAATAAGTGATTCGGTAAAACAGACGGCAGAAAGCTTAAATTCAACAATACAATCATCAAAAGACCAGTACAACAGCGTGGGTGAAACCTATGCCGGTGTTAAAAGCGTGGCAGATAAATACTTTGAATTGGCAGATAATTTTGACAATTTAACAGATTCGCAAAAAGAAATGCTTATTGCATACGCAAATTACATTGTCGAACAGTGTCCGGAATTGGCAGATTCGATTGATACGGTAACTGGCGAGTTTAAAGGACAAAAAGATGAAGTTTACAATACAATTTCTGCACTTGAAGCTTATGCCAAAGCGGCGGCAATGCAAGACGTCTTAAAAGACCTGTATAAACAGGAATTTGACATCGGAAACCAGTTGAAAGAGAACAATGAGAAGTACGAAAATGCGAAAGGTGTAATCTATGAATACGTAAAAAAACTAACTGGTATGTCTGAACAGGCATTTAATTCTGCATATGAAATTAGCAGTTTGGGGGACGCATTTGATGTGCTTTCAAGCCTATTAGATGACCCAATGAGGAAAACCAGTGATTTTACAAAAACATCATACAATTTGAGAAAAGAATTAGGATTAAATTCGGAAGAAGTATGGAATTTAGCAAATGATAATAGAGAGTTAAGAGCAACTTATGAACAGTGTGAAAACGCAATATCAAACGCCGCAACCGAAGCAGCAAATTGTAAAAATGAGTACAACAGGCTTACGCAGCAACAAGACGACACTGCGGACAGTTCTGATAATTTGCGGGATACAATGCAACAAAACAATGAGCAAATAAGAGAATCCGTGCAACAGTCAATGTATGACATTGAAAAAAATGTAGCGGAAAAGTCAGGCGAATCTACAGAAGATATTTCAAATTTTTACAACAAGGCAAGTGAAACCTTTGGCAGATTGGGTGTTGTAGGAACAGACGGCGGTACAAAGCTGTATAACGGATTTACGGCCACAACAAGCGGATTGCCGGGATACAATAGCGCAATATTCGACAATATTCAACAAACGGCTATTTCAAAGGCACTTGATACCGGCTCAAAAGCGGGTGAAAACCTTGTTGATTCGTACAAGGAAAATATTGACGGTGTACCGAACACAACGGCAGTTGCTTTCCTGTCAATTATAGACGCGGTAAACGCAGGAGAAATCGGTTCAGACGTTGGTGCTGACCTCATGAATAACTTAGCAGATACGATAAGCAGTAAAGCATGGGAAGTCCATGACGCATTAACCAATGCTATTCAAAATAGTTACAAAATGGAACTGGAAAGCGATGATAATTATAGCGCAGGCGACCCATTGAAAAGTGGATTTGCTAAAATTCGTATTAAAGGGTATGCAGACGGCGGTTATCTTCCGCAAAAATATAGCATTGTCATGGCGGGTGAAAACGGAATACCGGAAATTGCCGGAACGGTCGGCGGCAAGTCGGCAGTAGCGGGCGGCGCAGAAATTACGGGTATTAAAGATTCCATTTACGATACGTCACAGCGAGAAATAGCACTGCTTAGACAGCAGAACCAGTTGTTACAAGGAATACTCAACAAGGACTTGAGTATAAGCCAAAACGACATCGGAAGCAGTGCAAGAAAATACGCAAGAGAATATTTTAAAAGAACTGGCAAACCGGCATTTGATTATTAATGCATGTACAATAGATGATAATTAATCTATTATAATACGTGACAACTTGCTTTGCGGCGGAATCTATTTTATGTAGGTTTCGCCTTTTGCCATTTCTTTAGCACATATCGAATGCCGGTATGTGCTTTTTTGTTACCAATTTTTAAAAATGTGAGGTGCAGGCATGGCGTACAACGGCTTTTTGATTAAAATTGGAGATTATACGATACCGGACGGATTAATCAAGGCAGATTCCTACAGCGCATACGCAAATATGCAGGACATTGACGATTACACGGACGCAAACGGATACGAGCATAGAAACGCTGTTGAATTAAAGGCATTAAAGGTTGAATTTGAAACCAAGGCAATGCTTACAAATGAAACATTTGAAGTGCTGATGAGCAATATTCGCAACAATTTTACAAATTCGCAGGAGCGTGGCTGTTATATTACAGCCTATATCCCAGAATATGATGATTATGTTACACAGTATGGCTATATGGCTGATTTTCAGCCAACAATTTACGGCACATACGGAAATGTAATTCGATACGATTCAATCAGATTTGCTTTTATTGGAGGTGTTTACGGTGATTAATTATCAATACGCAGAATTGTTTAAAAAAGATAGCATAGATAAGCAGTTGACGATTGAAACGGACGATAAAACGACAAAAATTACAAATGTTGAACTACATCAAGAGCAGTTTGAATTGACAGAAAGCATTTGTTCGGAATCTGAATTGACAATCGGAAGCTGTGAAGCGGCGGTGCTTAAATTTACTGTATCAAACATTTTTTTGCCGATGAAAGACAAAATGATAACGGTTAAAACGGTAATTGATAATAACACTGCAAATCCGTTTCAAATTGGCAGATATAAAGTATACTCTGACACACCAACGGCAGATAGAACAAAGCGTGATATTGTGGCTTATGACAGTCTGTATGACGTGATAAACGCAGATGTGGCGGAGTGGTACAATACTTTGCTCCCGGATAAAGACAGCGTTACAACAATGAAAGCTTTTCGGGATAGCTTTTTTGGGTATTTTGGGATTGAGCAGGCGGACGCACAGCTTGTAAATGATGATATGAAAGTCGAAAAGACGGTTGAGCCGGAAGAATTAAGCGGTGCAACTGTGCTGAATTGTATTTGTGAAATTAACGGCTGTTTCGGTCATATTGGACGTGACGGCAGATTCCATTACATCTACCTTGAGCAAGAAATACAGGGATTATATCCAAGAAACAACCTGTATCCGGCAGATGATTTGTACCCGCGTGAACCGAAAAGCACGAGAATAAGCAAAAGTCTGTATATATCGGCGCAATACGAAGATTTCCTCGTGAAAACTATTGATAAACTGCAAATCCGGAAAGAAGAAGACGATATCGGAGTAATTGTCGGAAGCGGCACAAATGCCTATGTTATACAGGATAATTTTCTTGTTTACGGCAAAGGCAGTGAAGAACTGACGGGAATCGCAAATAACATTTACGGAAAAATCCGGGGAATTATTTACAGACCGTTTTCTGCGGACTGCAAAGGAAACCCATGTATTGAAGTAGGTGACGCGGTTCGTCTGCCAACAAAATATGAAATCATTGAAAGCTACGTGTTAAAACGTACACTAAAGGGCATACAGGCACTTAGGGACAACTATGAAGCAACGGGTGAAGAATACCGTTCTACACAGGCAAATAGCGTGCATAAAAGCATTATACAGCTTAAAGGAAAGACCAATGTACTGACACGGACAATCGAAGAAACAAACAGTAAGATTACGGACGTTGAAAGCGGATTAAGTTCTGAAATTAAGCAGACTGCAACGGATATAAGAACAGAAGTTAAAAACACGGCTGACGGCTTGTCAAGCAGTATTGAGCAGACTGCAAACAGTATCCGAAGCGAGGTATCCGATTCAGTAAACAACTTATCCAGTAGTATACAGCAAAACGCAGAATCAATTGCAACGGAAGTAAAGCGGGCAAACGAAGCCGAGGGCAATTTATCGACGAAAATTACACAGACTGCGGAATCAATTACATCAGAAGTAAGCAAAAACTACGAAACAAAAGAAAACGCTACAAACACAAAAACGGAGTTGGAAAGTTCTATAAAACAGACGGCAGACGGATTTACGGCAGAGTTATCAAAACAGGTAACGGAAACTAAACAATATGCTGAATCTGCCGCTGAAACGGCTGAAAGTAATGCAAAACAGGACACAGCAGATAAGTTAAAGGATTACAGCACAACAACGGAAATGAATACCCAAATCAATGCTACAGCAGAGGGAATTTCGGCAGAGGTAACCCGAAAACTGCAAAGCTACAGCACTACAGAACAGATGAATAGTGCAATAAGGCAGACGGCGGACAGCATTAATACAGAAGTATCAAAAAAAGTAAATGGCGATGAAATTATTTCAAAAATTAACCAATCTGCCGAAAACGTTTCGATTGAAGCAAACAAAATCAATCTGAACGGCGCTGTGACGGCAAATCAAAATTTTAAAATCGGTTCGGATGGCAGTATGGAAGCGTTATCTGGACTAATCGGAGAATGGCAGATATTTGACGGATATTTGCGGTATGTTTTAGGAGAAAATGCACAGGCACTTTTAAAACCGGACGAATTGCTTATTAGTAGAAGTGCCGGGGCAAACTTTCACGCATATCCGGGATTGTTGTATATGCAATCTGATGACGGAGAACGAAGCATTTCTATTGATTGCAATGACGGAAGCATTAATTTGGGCGGAAGCTGGACAACTCCGTGGGGCGACATAGAAGGATAGAAAGGAGCAGGCATGAATAAAACGTATGGTCGTATAAATTGGGAGAATTATCCGAGTGATGAAACACCACTGAATGAAAGTAATCTGAATAAAATAGATGTGGCTACAGATGAAATTGACAATAGGGTAATTACACTGGACACTACAAAAGCGACCAAGGAAGAAGTTTCAACACTGGTGCAGGACGTTGCCTTTGAAGAAAAGACAGGTATTATCACGATTGTAAAGAAAAACGGTTCAAAGGTAACGATTGACACGCAAATGGAAAAGATAGCTGTGAATTTTTCATATAATGCCGGAACACAGCAGATTATTTTAACGCTTATTGACGGTACAAAACAATATATAGACCTGGCAGCACTGATTACACAGTATGAGTTTTTGGAAAGTGACACGGTGGCATTTTCGATTGACAGCGCTGGAAAAGTGTCTGCAATCGTAAAAGAAGCGAGTATACAGGAAAAACACTTACGACCTAATTATCTTGCAGATATTAAAGTTGAAGTTGCAAAAGCACAGGCAAGCCAGTCGGCGGCGGCAAAATCTGAAAGCAATGCAAAGGCAAGTGAAACAGCGGCGGCAACCAGTGAATCCAATGCGGCGGCGAGTGCTACAAAAGCACAGAGTTATGCTACTGGCGGCACAAACAGCCGCACAGGCGAAGATACGGACAATGCAAAGTATTATAGCCAACAGTCGGCACAGAGCCAATCGGCGGCGGCAACAAGCGCAGATACGGCAAACACGAAAGCAGAAGAAGCGGCGGCAAGCGCGGCAACAGCTAAAACAAGTGCCGATAATGCCGCAGGAAGCGCAAATTTAGCCAATGAAAAGGCAAATAGCGCGGCAAATAGCGCAACCATCGCAGTTTCAAATTCCAATGCGGCACAGCAGTACGCTTCCAATGCGGCGGCAAGTGCGGACACAGCACAAAACTATGCCGTAGCAGATACAGACAGTGCGAAATACTATTACGAGCAGGCAAGACGGATTTCTGAATCGTTTTCAGGCGCATTAAGACCGATGGGAACGGTTGCATTTGCAAATCTTCCGGCACTATCAGAAGCGGACGGCGGAAGCATGTATAACATTTCAGACCAATTTACAACGACTGCTGAATTTAAAGAAGGAGCGGGAAATACTATTCCGGCAGGCGCAAACGTATATAAGACAGAGGACGGAAAGTGGGATGTACTCGCGGGAACACCTGTAACCGGTGTAAAAGGCAGTGCAGAAAGTGAGTATAGGCGGGGCAATGTTGATATAACAGCGGAGAATGTGGGAGCGGTGCCTAAGACGGGTGGAACACTTACGGGAGCATTGGGACTTGCAAATAATACATGGAATCCAGTCGGCGATGATGTTGCTATTGGCGACCACAATGTTGCAGGTAATCTTGGTGTAAAGGGGCTAAACGGAACACCGGGGATAAGCTTATACAATCAAGATGGAAGTCATTATGCAGATGTAATTCACAGCAAAAATATCGGAAATCAATCTGTAGACCATGCGACAACATCAGATTCAGCAAGCAACGCAAAAATTGCAAGCGAAGCAAATATAGCTGACCTTGCACTAAAGCTTGGACGGAGTGGCAATAGAAACTATCCAATGACCTTTAACTGGGCAGGCAAAGGCGGGCAGCCTACATGGCTTTGGGGTGGTGAAAACGGAGAAGATATGTATGTTTACAATCCTAGTAATTTCAGTGTAAATTATGCCGCAAGTGCAGGAAATGCCGCAAAAGTAAATGGGCACAGTGTTAATGCAGACGTACCGTCAGACGCAAAATTTACGGATACAAAAGGAAGATATATTGGCACTACCGTAACAAAGCCACAAGATAAAACAGAAATGTATATCACATATCTTTCAAGCGGTTATATTGTAATGGCAGGAAAAACAGTAAGTAAAAGCTATGCAATGAATACACAATATGGAAATGCGTTTTGGGCACCGTTCACAATTTATTTGCCGCCTAATATTGTAAAAAATATTGACAGCGTGAATATTACTCCATTTGCGGAAACAGGGCTGATAAGTGCAAGCATAAACGGCTATACCAGCGAACAAATAACGGGATTTGTTTGGTCGCCACAAAACGAAACAAAAAGCATATCATTTCATGTTACCGTACATGGAAGGGCATAAGGTAGGTGATTGGTATATATAACGACAGCAGTTAAAGACACGAAAGTGTCTTATTTTTTTACCCTAAAACACAATAAAAATTATATTTAGCCGCAGAACAGCGGCAGAAAGAGGTTCATATGAGCAGATATTCAGTAATTGATGTAAGTAAGCATAACGGAGTTATCGACTGGGATACCACAAAGGAAAATGTTGACGGTGTAATTATTCGTGTCGGTCACGGCAATGACAGCACAAACCAGGACGACCCGCAAGCAATCCGTAACATGGAAGAATGTGAAAGACTGGGCATTCCGTATGGTGTGTATCTGTACTCTTATGCGTTAAATAATGCCGAAGCAGAAAGCGAAGCGGCACACGCACTGCGCATGGTAGAGGGCTACAATCCGGTGTTAGGTGTATGGTTCGACATGGAAGACGCGGACAGCTATAAAGAAAAGCACAACTTCAACCCATACGATAACAGACAGGAAATTACTGATTTTTGTAAGATTTTCTGCGACAGAGTATCCGAAGCAGGATACAAGACTGGTGTTTACGCAAGCAAAAATTACTGGGATTCAGTAATCTATGCAGACCAGTTATCCAATTATGAAGTATGGCTTGCACACTGGAGCATTTCAGAGCCGTCAATGGATTGCCTGTTATGGCAGTATACATCAGACGGTGAAGTTGCCGGTGTACCGTCAAGCAGGGTCGATATGAATTACTGGTACGGCGAGTTACCGGAAGTTGACGGCGGCAGTGATTCTGATAGCAATTCGGGCGACTGCGGCGGCGATGAAGAGGACACAGAGGATGTTGGATACAGCTATTCTGTAGGCGATACTGTAAACTACGATACAATCTATGTATCTTCAACATCAGAAGAAGCATTAAAACCTACCTATACGACCGGCACAATTACACGAGTTGTTGACGGTGCGAGAAATCCATATCTGATTGACGACGGCACAGGCTGGATTAATGATGATTGCATTGCTGGCGGCGGCAGTGATGATTCTGACGATTCAGAAGAAAGTTCGGATTGCGGCGGCATTTCTGTAGGTGATACCGTCCGTTTCAACGGCGATACTGACTTCAATGGCACGGCAATTAAGGCATGGCACAATGACAGCGGCTATGAAGTCACACAGCTCGACGGGGATAGAGCGGTCCTTAGCTTCAACGGTTCTGTATTTGCGGCGGTCAACGTAAACGATTGTGAATTGATTTAAGTACAAAAAAGCCGGGAATATAACGTTCCCGGCTTACTTTTTTACTTATCTAAGTCAATTATCGTGGCAAATACCATTGGCAATTTAACGGAATAGCCGAAAGATGAATTAAGAGCATATTCACCACCGTAACCACCATATATTGTTATTTTGTCATCTTCAAGTATTTTCCAATCAATAACATCGTCACTGTACGCAACGACTATTTTTTGCTTATAATTGTTGTCAACGGCTAATATTACAGAATACATTCCGTCCTCACCAGTTTCGACAATGTCAGTAACAGTTCCACTAAATTTTAAAGCGCTGTTAATGTTTTTGTCGGGATACCTAACTAATGTTTCATATGTAATATCGCTGTTGTAGATTTCTCTGTTTTTAGTTATCTTTGTTTCTTTCTCTGTTTCCGTTTCTGTTTGCGTTTCGGTCACAACTTCTGTGTTGTTTGTGGTATTATTATCCACGGTTGAATTTTGACAAGCTACAAGCCCTATAAGGCATGCTGGCATTAATAAGCATAATAATTTCTTTTTCATAAAAAATTCTCCTTTTTATTTTTTGATAATAATAGCACATAATTTAAGATTTGTCGAACCAATAGTAAATTTGTACTATACGTGTTGTTAATTTGATATTTTTTGACATAATACCCCATAAAATGTAGACAATTTTAGAGTAAATGTCGTTTTTTGCGTTTTAATTTGTTTGTGTAAAACTGGTAATTTTTGTAAAATTAAGTTGTCCAAAAGATTGGGCGATTCAAGTTCCGGTGGGCGGTTGCGCTATTTGGCATTGCGCCGCCGCCCCTTTACATAACCTTAATTTACACCAGCGACCTTTGTTCCAATCTTGACGGAAGCAAACATTTGTTCTATAATGTTTGTATCGCTACTTTATGTTTTGCGTCGGGGAATACGGAGGGTAAATTATGGACAAAAAAGATAACAATGAATTTTACAGAAATGAAATCATCAAACTACTAAAGCAAATCGAAAGTACAAATGTACTAATTAAAATATTAGCTGTTGTAAAAACACATTTGAAATTATTAAAAACAGATAAATAATAGAAAAGCGGGATTAAATCCCGCTTTTCTTATTTCATAAATCTTTGCATAAAATTCCAAAACAATTCTTTATCTTCATCAGATAGTTGCCAATAATCAATAATCGCTTTTTTGGCTCTCGGGTCTTTTACACCTATTGTTGTGGTTATTTCTTCATAATCCGTATTAATTGGATTATGCTTTTCACCAATTCCTTCGCGTAACCATTTCTCATTAATATTAAATTCACTACATATTAAACGAATGGTTTGCTCAGAAGGAAAATTTTCGCCACTTTCAATTTTGCATATAGCCGAACGGGAAACGGACAGTTTTTTTGCAAAATCATTTTGGCTCATTTTAAGCTCGTTTCTTATGGATTTTATTCTTTCATTCACGTTTTAGTCCCTCCTTTCAAAATTATATTATCACAATTTGCACATTAAGTCAACAAAAAGTATTGACAAAGTACATTTAATGCGCTATGATATGTACATCAGATGAACAACATCCGAAATAAAAGGAAGGAGGAAAACCATATGGTAGCAGAAGCATTATCTCAAAAAGATATTAAAGATGGAGAAAAAATCTGCATTTTATTTTCAAATCTTTCAGAAGAAAATAAGACAATGGCAATGGTATATCTGTCGGCATTAAGAGATAAGGAAATGGCTGAACAGGTAAATAAACAGAAAAAGGAGTAACAGGTGGACGAGAAAAAAAGGCATATTTTAGAAATCCTCTGTCAGCAGATGGAGCTGTTGGCAGAGGAAAGTAAGAAAGTTAAACCTAACGATAGAGGGTACAAACCTAGTTTGGTTGAACTTTCATCAGCTATTTGTCGAATAGCTGATTCTTTTGGGTATCTTTTAAATACTGAAAAGCCAAAGGAAGAACACTGATATCACCTGTGCTTTGAGCAATGCAGGTAATAGAACATAACCCTTTATCGGCTATGTACCATTCACATTCAGAGCCATAGCACTCTTTGAATGAATTTTGTGGACATTTAGCCATAGACATTCACCTCTTTCCTTTAATAAAGATAAGAGGATTATATCACAGAAAGGAGAAGAAATGGCAGATACAAATTTACAGGTTTTCAGTGGCGAGTTCGGAGAAATTCGAACTTTGATAATTGATGATGAACCTTATTTTGTAGGCATTGATGTAGCCGAAAAGCTGGAGTACCAAAACGGTAGTCGAGATATAAAAGCTCATGTTGATGATTGCGACAAAAAAATCATTCCTTTATTTGACGGCAGACAGAATAGACAGACAATAGTAATAAATGAGAGCGGATTTTATTCATTAGTATTTCAAAGCAAAATGAAAAAAGCCAAGGAATTTAAGCACTGGGTGACGTCAGAGGTGCTTCCGTCAATCAGAAAGACGGGAAACTACAACATGAACATGACAGATGAGGAAAAAATTCAGCTTATTGCAAAAGGCAATGTGAAGCTGAATGAAAGAATTAATAAGGTTGAAGATAAAATCTCTAACCTTGAAAATGATATGCCGCTGTACGGCTGTGAAATAGACGAAGTACAGAAGCATATAAAAAGGAAAGTAGTTGATGTGCTTGGCGGCAAGAACACCAGCGCATACAAAGACAGTAGCGTGAGGAGTTCAGTGTTTGCGGACATATACCGGCAGTTGAAGCGCGAATACGGGTGTGTTTCGACATACAAGAGTATAAAACGCAAATACATTGCAGATGTGCATGATTTTATTGATTGCTATTCGCCGCCAACAGTACTTTCAGAACAGATTATATATGTCAACGCACAGTTGAGCATGAGTTTATAAAAGGAGATATGACAATGTATATTAATCCATTTGCGGCAGGAGTAATTTTCACAATTCTCGTTGAGATTGGGCTTGCTTTGGTTTACTCATGGAGTAACGGAAAGGATAAAAAATGAAACAGCCAAAGAAACTTACGAGAGCGCAGAAAGAAGCCTGCTCGGCACACCACTTAAATGCTGAACACTGGCTTTTAATCGAAGAAACAGAGTTTTATTTAAAACTTATTAATAAGGAAACCGGAAGCCGGAAAACGATTGACAAATTTGCAAAGATTAAAAGGGAGAAAAAGAAATGAACAAAGAAAAGGTAACAGTACAGGATTGCGTAGAAATGCAGGAAATGAAAAATCAGTCAGTCATTTTGAATGACGGCAAGGTTGTAGGATTTGAAGAAAATCCGAAGCCTAAAAAGGTTCTGTGGTTTTCTCGACACAAAATGACAGAGCCACAGTTAGCCGCACTGGGGAACGTTGAAATTGTGCAGATTGACCGGTCGATTGAATCGGCAAGCGAGTTGCAGGAAGAAATAAACGACTGCGACATTATCGCCATTGTCGCACCTATCGGATTACAGGCACAATTTTTAAGAGTTGCAGGCGACAAGCCGGTAATTGTAGCACTTAATAACAGAGTGCTTGTACCACAGGAAGACGGAACGGAAGCTAAGGCAGTGTTTAATTTTGTCAAGTGGGAAAGACTTGTCAAAATTGATGTCGTAAAAGAAGATTTTAATAATTAAAAGAAAAGAGGACAAAGAAATGAACAAAATCAAAATCAGCGGAAAAATCACAAAAGAACCAGTTTTATCTCACGAAAGCCATAGCGAAAAATTCTATTCAACGCAGATTACAAGTGTGAGAACGAGCGACGTTCCGGACACACTCAACGTTACATTTTCAGAAATTTTTCTTAAAAATATTAAGAAAGATGAACAGGTTGAAATTTTCGGAGAAATCCGAACAATGAACTATGACGGTCACTGCCACATCTTTGTATTTGCAAAAGACGTTACAGAATATCCGGGAAAAGACGGAAATTTTGCGGAACTGGACGGATATATCTGTCGTGAACCAATTTTCCGTGAAACGCCGCTGAATAGAAAGATTGCTGACTTACTGGTAGCAAGCAACCGAAAGTACGGAAAATCAGATTACATTCCTTGCATTGCATGGGGAAGAAAAGCTGTTAAGGCAGGGCTTATGAATGTGGGTGAAAAAATCTCTTGTACCGGCAGATTACAAAGCCGTGAATATTTGAAAAGGTATGAAGACGGCACAGAAGAAATCAAGACAGCCTACGAATTGTCAATCAATAATTTACAGGAGGGGGATTACGAAAATGGCGAAGATTAAGATTTCGCGGAAGCGATATGAAGCACTTTTAGACACAGAAACAAGAGTTCAAGTGCTTTTGAGCAAAACAAAAGCGGACAAGTACATATCACTGGTGGACATGTACAGAATTTTGGGAAATGAGTTTGAAGCCCAAAGAATTGAAAAAGAAAGGGACAAGGTGGAATGGGATGAGAATTAAGTTATTAAAAATTATCGTAGAAAATTTCATGTGTTATGCGCATGAAGAATTTAACTTCTTTGATTTAACAAAAATTTTAGCAATGAACGGCAAAGGAAAATCCAGTATTGCTACGGCATACAACTGGTGCCTGTTTAACTGTGATTATGAATTAAAAGATAATCCGGTTGTGCGCCAGGAAGTAGGCGGAAAGTCCGTTGATGATATGGACACAAGCGTTGAACTTACACTCGACGTTGACGGAAAAGAAATAACTATGAAGAAAGTGCAGAAGCGTACCTACAGTAAGGATGGCAGCAGTTACAAAGACGATAACAAGTACTTTGTTAATGATGTTCCTAAGACCTTAAAGGACTTTAACGCATACCTTGATATTGATATGAGTGTGTTCAAGATGTGCAGTAACATCAACGCTTTTCTTAATCAGAAAACAGCAGACATGAGAGAATACTTATTCAGCCTTGTTGAGAATGTGGCAGACCTTGACATTGCACGTTCTAAGGCTGAATTAGCGGAGTTAGTGCCACTGTTAGAGAAGTATTCAGCAGAAGAATTATCTGCCATGAATAAGGCGACTAAGGCTAAAATTACAAAGGATTTACCTATCCTTGACGGACAGATTAAGGAAAAGGAAAGAGATATTCAGATTAAGTCTGATATTGATACATCTAACCTTGAATTGCTCAAAAACAGCCTTAAAGAGCAGATTGCTGATTGCGTGGCAAAACAGACCGACAATGACAAACTGATGTCTGAATATGACAAGGCGAGTGCCGACATTATCAATCTTAAATTTGAACTGAATGACATGGGCCGCAAGGCAAATGAAGAAAACTTCAAACAGAGAAGACGGATTGATGATGAAATCGTTGACGTCAAGCGTAAGATTGATGAAATTTCAAGAGGTATTGAAACAGCTAATGATGAAATCGAAAAAGCCAATGCAGTTATTGGCAGATACGCGCTTGAATTGCAGGAAGCTAGGGGGACGTGGACGAAATTACATGAAATGCAGTTTGACGAAAATGAAAAAATTTGTCAGATGTGCGGACAGGAGTTGCCGGCAGACAAAGTTGAATTACTTATTAAAAACTTTGAATCTAAAAAGGCTTCGGCACTCGAAAGTGTAGCTGAAAGGGGCAACAAGATTAAATTTCTTGTGGATTCAGAAAGAGAATCTGTTGCTAAATTGAATGAAGAAATTGCCGCACACAAATCTGAAAAAGATAAACAGGAAAAAAAGTTAAAAGACCTTGAAAGCCAGTTGGCGGCGATTCCGGCTGAAATTGATGTAACAGGAACAGACGAATACAAGGCACTTGAACAGCAGATAGTTGAAAAGGAAGAAGCTATGCACAAGGCTAATGACATTTCGGCAGTTAAGGCAGAATTAAAGGCACAGGAAACGGATTTAAGACAGCAGTTAGCAGAATGTGAAAGTCAGATTGCAAAGTCTGATACGGCAGCAGACGAACAGCGGCTTGAAGAATTGAAGAAAACAAGGCTTGATTCTGAACAGAACAAGGCGAACGCAGAAAAGATACTTGCCTTGCTTGAAGAATTGGACAAAGTAAAGAATAAAACGCTGTCAGAAGTTATTAACAGCCATTTTGAATTAGTTGAATGGCAGTTGTTTGAGCTGGCTAAGAATGGAAATTACAAATCAGTTTGCATTCCGAAAATTGACGGCAAGTCGATTCTTACGACCATGTCAAACAAGGGAAATCGAATCTTAGGCAGAGTTGACATTTGTAAGTCTATTCAGAGGATTAGCGGTATTAGCTGCCCAATTTTTCTTGACGACAGTGAAAGCCTGTCAACCGACAATCAGAAACGGGTAGCAGGCATGGTTGACAGCCACAGCCAGTTGATTATGCTGATTGTGAATGACAGCGATAGATTGGAAATTGTGGAGGTATAACATGAATTTATATGTTTACACATTAAATACTTTTTTTAGCAATAGACCAAAAGGAATACAGATAGAAAAGGTTGAAGCACGAGAAACTCCAAAAACATATATGTGTGATTCATATGGTACAGGGTATACCAGCCGTATAAGAAAGCAGGATATAGGGCTGATTATTAACGGCAGAATAATCTTGACAGAACCTAACTTTGAATATGCAAAAAATAAATTCAAGGAAATGGGCGAAGCAACGATTAGACTGCAAAAAGAAAGATTAGAAAACGCCGAAAATGTATTGAGAATTATCAATGAAAGTGAGGAAAATTAAATGAGTAGAGAATTGGAACTTGCTAGAGAACTTGTAAAAAAGTTAGAAGAAGCTGAAAAGAACAATAAGGTACAGTTATCAGAATTGAAAGCTGGCGAGGTTTTTAAAATTGGCGAGCATGATTTTATTGTGCTGGAACAGTTTGCCGGAACAACTAGAGTTATTTCTAAAAACCTTATGGCAGAGAATGTTACGTTTGATACCAATACGAGGAATTATGAAAATTCCAGCTTGAAAAAGTATATTGAAAATAATATACAGCCGATTATTGAAGCCGAGGTTGGCGAGGAAAATATTGTTACATCGGTCGTAGATTTAATATCGGTTGATATGCAAAATGAATTTTCTGACAAATGCGAGTGTGCGGTAAGACCGCTTACATTTGATGAAGCAAGGAAGTATAACAACTTGCTTGTGAATAATGACTTAGATGATTGGTGGTGGACTTGTACACCATGGTCAACAAGTTCAAGGGGATATTCAAGGAGTATAGCCGTTTTTTCGCCGTCCGGCTGCTTCGGCGGCAACTTTTGTTGCAACAGCCTCGGTGTTCGCCCATTTTGTATCTTAAAATCTAATATCTTTGTATCGAAAGGAGAATGATTATGACATTGACAATGAAAAGTTTGCAGGAGCAGATTAATGAATTAAGAAATGAAGTTGCTGTTTTAAAAGCAGTTGAAAAGACAAGAAAGATTCCTACCGGGTTAAGTGTAGGAGATACATTTGGGCTTGCGGGGCTCACATGGACAATCCTTGATATTACAGATAAAGGATATATGTGTCTTGCTGATAAGCTGGAAGATTCAATGCCATTTGCTAACAAAACAAATAATTGGAGCAACAGCGGCTTGAAAGAGTATCTTGATAATGTGTTTTTAGAAAAAATTGCGGGAGAAATCGGTAAAGAAAATATTATTTCGTTTAATCGAAACTTGCTATCGCTTGATGGCCAGACTGAATACGGTGAGTGTGAGGATATGGTTTCGTTATTGACAGTAGATGAATATCGAAAATACAGAAAGTTGATTCCAAATGCCGGTTATTGGTGGTGGACTTGTACACCATGGTCAACAAAATCCAACAGCTATGAAGTGGAAACGACCGTTGTTTCGCCGTCCGGCTGCATCTTCAGCAACGGTTGTAACGACGGCTGCGGTGTTCGCCCATTTTGTATCTTTTCATCTGCAATCTTTGAATCAGAGGACTAGTAAATGGCAGAAACGGATTTAAAAGTTATTTTAAAAGCAAAAGAACTGGCAGAACATACTTTGCGAATAACTTCAAATTGTAACCGATACCCGAAAAAATACAGATTTTCATTGATAGATAAAATGCAGAATAAGGCATTAGAAATCTATGAATACCTGTATGAAGCCAATCGGACAGACTTGAAATTATATCGCAGAGAACGGTCAGAGTTGCAGGCCAAAGCAATAACACATTGCGATGAATTGCTATTTTATATTGAGTTATCAATGAAGCTGAATATCATCAATATTAAGAGTATGGAATACTGGTCTAAGATGGTTTCTGACATTAAACATATGGCGATTGCTTGGAGAACCAAAGACAGAGGAAGATAAAATATTATAGGTTACGCACTGTTTAAACCGTTGTTTCGCCGTCCGGCTACATCAACAACAACAATTGTAACAACAACAACGGTGTTCGCCCATTCTGTATCACACAGACAGTAAGAGTAGGCAATAAGCCGAAATCAGTAATAGATACAAAAAAGTGCGTGACCTTTCTTAAAAAGATAAATACAAAGGAGTTATTACTATGGATAAAAAAATTATTTGTGATTATGAAAATCTGTATAAGGCTTACAGAAAGGCTAAAGCAGGTAAAAAATTCAATGGCAGCAGTGCTAAGTTTCAAGCGATGAACCTTGAGGGACTACATATGTTAAAAGAACAACTTGAAAATCAGACATACAAGATGAGTTCTTACAATGAGTTTAAAGTATATGAGCCAAAAGAGAGAGTGATTAAATCGTGTTCTTTTAAAGATAAAGTAGTACAGCATTGCTTATGTGACAACGTGTTACACCCACAGTTATCTGATGAATTTATCAGAACGAATTATGCGGGACAGGCAGGAAAAGGTACACATTTTGGAATGGATTGCTTGAAAGAACAAATGCTTAGATTTTATAACCAAAATGGGATAGATGGCTGGATTTTAAAATGCGATATAAAGAAATTTTTCTATCAAATAGACCATGAAATTCTAAAAGATATAGTTGATTACTATTTTTGTGATGAATATACAATGTGGCTAAATCATCTGTATATTGACAGTACAGATGGATTAGGATTGCCATTAGGAAATCAAGTGGCACAGGTATATGCATTACTGATGTTAAATGGGTTAGACCATTTTGTGACAGGTGAATTAGGAGTACAGCTATATGGCAGATATATGGACGATTTTTATTTGATAGCACAGAGCAAAGACTATCTTAACTGGTGTCTTGAGTGTATCCAGCGATTTGTTACAAGCCTTGGATTATCGCTGAATGGTAAAACACAAATTATGCCATTTAAAAACGGAGTTTTATTTACAGGATTTCATCATTATGTCACAAAAAATGGGAAATACATAAGAAAATTAACCGGTACAAATAAGCGTAGGATTCGTAAAAATTTGCTTAAATGGTACAAGCTTGTAAAAGCAGGAAGAATGACGGAACAAAAATTTTATGAAAAATACAATGCATGGAAAAACCACGCAATGCATGGAAATTGCATAAAATTGTGTCATTCAATGGATTTATATGTAAAAGAATTATTAGAAAGAGAGGAATAATTATGGCAGAGAATACGCAGTTAGTTGAATATGAATCAAATGGAGAAATGGTAAAAATTTCTCCAACAATGATAAGGAGATACCTTGTAAGCGGTGGCGGTAATGTATCTGACGGAGAAGTAATGATGTTTATGTCATTATGCAGATACCAGCACTTAAATCCGTTTTTGAGAGAAGCATACCTTATTAAGTATGGAAGCAACGAGCCCGCCACAATAGTTACTGGAAAAGATGTTTTTACAAAGAGAGCCAATGCAGACCCACGATATAAAGGAAAGAAAGCAGGAATTATTGTAATTAAAAAGGATGGAGCTGTTGAAGAGCGAGAGGGAACAATGGTTTTACCTAATGAAACTATCGTAGGTGGCTGGGCGAAAATCTTTATTGACGGAAAAGAGGACGAATACCAGTCAGTAGGTTTTGACGAATATGCTGGAAGAAAAAAGGACGGCTCACTCAATAGCCAGTGGGCAAAAAAACCAGCTACAATGATTAGAAAGGTTGCTGTCGTACAGGCTTTAAGGGAAGCATTTCCAGATAGATTCCAAGGCTTGTATGCACAGGAAGAATTTCAGAATATATCAGATGTGAAACTTGATACAGAAAAGGTTGTTGCTGATGAGGTTAAAGAGAACGCAAACACAGTAGATTTTGAGGAAAGCGACATTATCGACACCACAGCCACAGAAGTAACCGAAGAACAGGCAGAAGACAGTACGCTTCCACCGTTTATGCAGGAATAGGAGTGTAATTATGGAAGATAGACATTTATTTAAAGCAATGATGAAAGATAATCAAGAGTGGGCCCGTGGAAGCTTGGTTTATACTTTTACTGGCATACCTTGTATCGTTACAGAATACGACCACATAATGAACTTTATCAGTATGCACGAGGTAGACCAATCCACCATCTGCCAATGCACAGACTTAAAGGATAAGAATGGCAAGCTGATTTGGGAGAATGACATCGTCAGAGATGAACATGGTAATTTTTATAAAGCCTTTTGGCAGAATAACTATTATCAGTTCTCTTGGATTTGTGTCAAATCAGATGTATTAATCGGTGCAAAGTTGGATTTGTGGGACTTTAAAAGTTTTGAAATAGAAGTTATCGGCAACATTTTTGACAATAAAGATTTGTTAGAAAAGGAGTTTTTTGAATGAGAGTAATTTCACAGGACGGAACAATAGATGTTTCTTATGAAATGGCAGTTGTTTATGTTGAATGCGAAAGTGTTATTGCCAAAGTTGGTGATAAAAGATATGTAATGGGTAGTTATTCAACAGAAAAAAAGGCAATTAAGGCTATGGAAATGCTTAGGGACCATCACGAGAAAGTTGCTTTTCTTAAAACAGTAATAAATACCGAAAAAGGCACTCAATTCGTAAGAAGTTTATCAGAAACTAATTTTGACAAGATGACACAGAACTATTTTCAGTTTCCGAAAGATGACGAGGTGCAAGTATGAAACTAACTTGTTTAGCCACAGGAAGTAGCGGCAACTGCTATCTGTTGCAGGCAGATAATGGAGAAACACTTATCCTTGACTGCGGAATTAGCATTAAGGAAATTAAGAAAGGCTTGAACTGGGATATAAGGAGTGTATCGGGCGTGATAGTAAGTCACGCCCACGGTTAGGAGACCATAGTAAATCGGTTAAGGAACTAACCAATATGGGAATACCTGTATATGGACCATATTTAACCCCACATATAGCACATAATACAACTTTTAGAAAAAGTAGATTTGTAGTACAAGGGTTTGAATTAACTACAGTAGATGGCAGGTGGACACACACTAATGCAGACGGAACGGAATGCCCTTGCTACGGATTTTTAATCACTCATAAGGAAATGGGTAAGTTGCTTTACATCACTGACACAGAATTGATTAAGTGGAAGTTTAAAGACATAAACCACATTCTCTTAGGTGTGAATTATGACAAGGATTTAATCGACAGGGATAACACAGGCAAAGCTAATCACGTTTTCAGAGGTCACTTATCTATTGACACGGCTTGCGATTTTGTTAAGGCAAATCATTCAAATAGCTTGCAGAACGTCATAATGTGCCATTTATCAAGCGAAAATGCTGATAAGGATAGTTTTATTGCCAAGATGAAAAACGCTGTAAATGTGGCGAATGTGGATGTTGCGGAACAGGGCAAGAGTTGGATTTTAAGGAAAGGAGATGAATGTCCGTTTTGAGAATTGAAAATCTGATTAAATTTTTAAAAAATCAATTCAAAGATGGAATACAGATGTTTAATACTCCGTCATTGACACATAGTTTCAGATTACCTATTTATATCAAAGATGAAATCGCTGTATTATGGTCTCCATATTACGAGTACATAGAGATATATGGCATTTCTAACGAAGAGTTTGAAAGAATTATGAGAGAGGCGAAAGGATATTGCGAGTGTCCGCTTTAGAAAGGAGCAGAAATGGAGAGATTAACAAGTAACAAGACAACATCTGATATGAATATGCTTGAATTGGCACATAACAGTTGTTACATAGATGAAAAACACAATGCAAGATATAGGGATTATGAGCAGGATATTGACAGCAGAGAGCTCGTTAGAAAACTTGTCAAAGATATGTGTGATGAAGATTTATCTTATATGTCAGATGAGAGATTTGACCAGTATATGGCTGAAATGTTGTCAGTTGGAGTGAGTGACACAATAGGACTTTTAGCTGTATTCTATCGTAACTTATGGGCTATGGCTGAGTTAAGGGAGAAGTTAAAAGAATATGAGGACTTAGAGGAACAGGGGAAGATTCTGAGATTACCATTCAAGGTTGGAGATAAGGTGTATCTTATAAGCGATGGATTTGTTGAGAATTGTACAGTTGAAACAATATATTTGGCTGATTACACGGATAAAAATAAGAATAAATCTTATATGGCAGAAATCCATTTTGACAGAGAAGACTGTCCTTTTGTGTCAACCGAAATTTATTTTACGGATATTGGCAAAACGGTATTTTTAACTAAATCCGAAGCAGAAGCAAAACTGAAAAATTGCGAGGTATTATTGAGCGATAAGCACACCAATGCCGACAGAATAAGGAATATGTCGGATGAAGAACTGATAGAGTTTATACAGGAAATGGAAAGCACTTGCTTTGTAGATTTTATAGGATATGTAGATAAAGACTGCGGGCAAGGTAAAATTTCTTGTAAAGATTGCCGAGCAAAAGCACCAACAATACTTGAATGGCTTCAATCAGAAGCGGAATAGGAGAGAATATGGAAGAAAAAGACAAACTTATCAAACAGTTAGCAGATGATTACAGTGCAGTTCTTAAAGAAGCTAAATCAATGGGTTGTAATGAAATAAAAGCGTTATATAATATACCACTTAAAAATATGGAATTGATTGTACAGACACTTGAAAAGCAGATACCGAAGAAGCCTGAAATAAGAAATGTGACTTGTGCTGATATTGAAAGTGAATTAAGAGATTTTATCACTACACAAGGGGAAAATTGCCGGTGTCCTACTTGCAAAGACACTATTTGCGTAAGTGGAATTGAATATTGTTGGTATTGCGGTCAAAGATTAGACTGGTCAGAAGAAAGTGAGGAATAAGTATGGCAAGAATATTAAGAATATGTGGATATTTGGTATCTGACAGAAATACTACTTCTAAGGACTTAGAAAGTTATATGGACGCTATGCGGGGTGAGTGGTGGCAGCAGTTACACATTGAACAGTCGGAAGAATTTAATCTTGATGGCGAAGATAAGCCAAACTGTGACCTTGCGTTGCTCACAAGGCATTTTAAGGCAGATAACATCAGTACAGAATTTGACAGACCTTTACCACAAAAAGGCGAGGAATATAAGCATTTCAAGCTAGGCAAGATTGTTACTATTATCGGTATTTCAAGGCATACAGAAACAGAAGAAATATCGGTTGTGTATGAATATGAGGGGCATATCTGGAACAGACCCCTTGAAATGTTTATGAGCGAGGTTGACAAGGAAAAATATCCTAATACAGAACAGAAGTACAGATTTGAATTAGCAGAAAGTGAGGAATAAGTTATGAATAAAGTGATTTTATGCGGAAGATTAACAAGAGAACCAGAGGTTAGATATTCACAGACAGCAAACGGAAGTATGGCGGTAGCACGGTACACATTAGCTGTTGACCGTAAATTCAAAAAAGAGGGCGAGCAGAATGCAGATTTTATTAATTGCATTGCGTTTGGAAAATCGGGAGAATTTGCCGAAAAATATTTCTTTAAGGGAATAAAAATTGCAATCAGCGGCAGGATTCAGACTGGAAGTTATACGAACAAAGACGGTCAGAGAGTTTACACGACTGATGTAGTTGTTGAAGAACAGGAGTTCTGCGAAAGCAAACAGAATCAGCAGAGTAGCGGCATAATTCAGCCGAACAGTAATGTTGACAGCAATGGATTTATGAGTATCCCGGACGGAGTGGAAGATGAGGGATTACCATTTAATTAAGGAGCGTGATGAAATTTGAATTATCAAAGCATTAGGCAGGCAAAAGCGATTGAACAGAACAATAAAAAACGCTTATTAGAAGTCAATCCAAAACTTGACGAGGAGAGCGGCATATACTTTTTGACACGAATTGATGAAAACGGATTCAAGTATGCCTATATCGGGCAGGCTGTACATATTCTGACAAGGCTTGCACAGCACCTTGTCGGATACCAACATATTGATTTATCGCTCAAAAAACACAAATTGTACTCAAAAAGCAATCCTTGTGGCTGGAAGATAGGATTTCTGCATTTTCCGAAATCCGAACTTGATAAGCAGGAGCAGCATTACATTAAGGCTTATGCCGACAAAGGATACCAGCTAAGGAACAAAACAAGCGGTTCGCAGGGCGAGGGAAAAGCACAGATTGATGATTACAAGCCGTCTAAAGGCTACCGTGATGGCATACAGCAGGGTAGAAAGAATCTTGCAAAGGAACTGTCACGCATTGCAGAAAAACACCTTAAAATCGAATTGAGAGAGGATAAGGCTAATAATAAGGTGTCGCAGAAACAGTATGAGAAGTTTATGGATTTGATAAGAGAGGGTTCTTATGAAAATAGGACTGATTGATGTTGATGGTCACAATTTTCCGAATTTACCACTTATGAAGCTGTCGGCATACCATAAATCTATGGGCGATAGTGTCGAATGGTATGAGCCAATGTTTAGCGGTCATATGGACAAGGTTTACATGAGCAAAGTTTTTACTTTTACACCCGATTATGAGTATTGCATTGACGCAGGCGAAATTATTAAGGGCGGTACGGGATATTCTTATCCGGATGGTGGGAAAGCATTAGATGATGAAATAGAGCATATATACCCCGACTATTCTATCTATTATGAGAAATTACCCGATGTCAAAGATACTGCTTATGGGTTTCTCACAAGAGGTTGCCCTAGGGGTTGTGATTTTTGCATAGTAGGAAAGAAAGAGGGTGGGCGCTCTGTAAAAGTTGCAAATTTGTCAGAATTTTGGAGAGGACAGAAAAATATAATCCTGCTAGATCCGAATATGTTTGCTTGCAAAGAGTGGAAAGATTTAAGTCAGCAACTAATTGATAGCAATGCTTGGGTTGATTTTTCGCAGGGTTGTGACATAAGGATTATGACTGATGAAAAGGCGGAGTATTTAAAGCAAATGAAAATAAAACAGATACATTTTGCTTGGGATAGATACGAGGACAAAGATATTATAGTTCCTAAGTTCAAGAAATTTGCCGAATTAACAGGTTGGAAATATTGGAAAATGACAGTTTATTGTTTGTGCAATTTTAACACGACTTTTGAACAGGATTTAGAGAGAATATACACACTTAGAGATTTAGGGTACTCACCTTATGTAATGCTGTATGAAAAAGAAAAAATTCCAATCGGTCATAAGCTAAGACAATTGCAAAGATATGTAAATAGTAGGGTTATTTTTAGAAGCTGTGATAGTTTTGAAGATTATAAGAAGTAATGAGAAGTTTAAGGAATTATTGAAAGTGGGTGGCAACGATGACGATTGATAGAGTTATTAAAGACTTAAAGGGCGAATATTCAAGCCCTTACAATAATCAGCTTGTAGAATGGCTTGAAGAATTGAAAGCGTACAGAACGAATGAAGGAATGTCAGAAAATGTATACCGCTGTGGTTATAAATTCGGTTACAACAAGGCTATTGATGATTGCATTGAAGAACTTAAAAAGCGAAGAGACACACTCTATATGAAAGTAAATTGCGATGATTTAGAACTTAAAATGCTATCAGAAAAGTTGAAAGGAGCGAAACAGAATGAGTGAGAAAATGAAACATATTCCTCACATTAACTCTTATGAGGATATAAGAAAAGAAATGAACAATGATTTACGATACAGGCTGAATAGTAGAAAAGAGAGGACTTCACTCGGAGTTCCGCTTTACTATCGTGTCAATGTTCAGATTATAACAACGCAGGAGTGTCCGTATAGTTGCCCGTTCTGTTTAGAAAGGCAGAATCCCATGGCAGGAGAAAATGACTTTGATAATCAGATTGAATCATTGAAAGCAATTTTGAGCGAACATCCTAACGCAAGACTTACAATAACAGGTGGAGAGCCGGGACTTTATCCACAGCATATTAAACAGCTTGTAGATATATACAACGAACTTAGCAACAATGTTTTTTGTTCTGTAAACACAGCAGGATATACAAGAGAGTTAAACGGATTATGCCACATAAATTTGTCTCATAACGATTATGTACACGCAAATCCGAGCAACTTCCCTAACTGTACATTGCAGACTGTTGTGGAAAATCCAAGCATAGATTTTATAAAGGAATTTATGCACAAAGACGCTGACAGCTTTTCATTCAGATTTTTAAGTGGTCTTGAAAAGAAAGATTATCCTGTAAAAATATGGAATGATTTACAGAATGATGATGATATTGATATTCATACCTTTAGAATTGGTGATTTCTTTGTATATGCAACATTTGACTATATGGGAAAACATGCAAGATTGACATTAGGAGATATGTGGCAGCAGAGAAACAATGATTATAAAGATGGATACTCAAATATTATTATTCATCCTGATGGAACTATTGGAACTAATTGGAGATAAGAAAGTAGGTGATTCAGTTGAAAGATAACCAGTGCAGAGCTTACAAACACACATACAAATGCCCGAAAGACAAGTGTGACGGCTGTCATCGGCGCATGAGCAGATTCTACTTAATACAGGAGATTGTAGAAATTTTGATGAAATCAGATACACCAATTGGAGAGGATTAATGCAAATGAAAATCAAAAGCATAATAAAAGGAATCGTAAGAGGTTTAGTCGTAATAATGTTTGCCGCAGGAACATTTGTGATTTGCAAATTGATGATTTCCGTATATTTTCATCAGATTATTACATTTCTACTTGTAGTTGCGGCTATATCACTGATATGCTGGGCATTTGAGTGATAGGAAAGGGCATGACATGACAAAAAATGGACAGTTTGAAATAACTGATTTTTTAGGAAAACAGATTAAAAATAAATCTGTTATGGATTTAACGCAATACATAAACAGCCAAGGTAAGGCACAGTACACACAGATTGGTGAAGTTGTAAGAAATACTTGCAACTTAAACAAAGACAGCGAAGAGCTTTTAGATAGACTTACAAATGCTATATCAGTGTATGTACTTGAACAGTCTATAGGCTACATGGATTATTTAAGAAAGGAAAGCCGATTATGACAGATGATACAAAACACGAAATACAAATCTTACTTGACCTGTTAAAATCCAGCCTTACACGGAACGGTGTAAGCATGGCAACTGACAGAGAGGGAAATTTGATGTTTTTTGATACCGCAGAATATAACCGAAGTGGTGGCAAGACATTTGACGGATTTAGAATCAATATTAATGATTTAGTAAAGTAACAAAGCAACGGAACTTGAATAACAGATAAGGGGCGATAATATGGCAATATATCGAAATGTCCAATTGGCATTTTGGACGGATAGCAAAGTTGAAGATGATTTTACACCGGAAGACAAGTATTTTTACATGTACCTTTTAACTAATCCACAGACGAATATCTGCGGGTGCTACGAAGTGAATTTTTCGCAAATGGCAAGGCATACAGGCTATAGCAAAGACACTATCGTAAGGCTTCTTGAGCGGTTCGACAAAGTACACGATGTTATAAAATACGATTCAAATACGAAAGAGATACTGATATTGCGGTGGTACAAATACAATTGGAATAAATCGGAAAAAGTTCTTGCAGGAGTATTGAGTGCGGCAAAACGGATTAAATCTGAAAAATTCAGAAAATACGTTAATGATATTATTGATTCAATCAGAAGTGGCACGCCATTATTAGACCACAGCATTGAAGAAATATCTGATACCAATTTGCCCGACAATGCAAATGAAAAGGAAAACAATGCGGTGTATATGAATGTTATCGACTACTTGAATAAAAGATGTAATACTAAATACAGATACAATACGCAGGCAACAAAACGGCATATACACGCAAGGATAGAAGACGGGTATAAAGAATCTGATTTTTACGAGGTAATAGACAAAAAAGCGGGTGAATGGTTGGGTACGGATATGGAAAAATATTTGCGACCGGAAACCTTGTTCGGAACAAAATTTGAAAATTATTTGAACCAAAATACAGTACCTAATAAAAATTTCAGCAAGGGTACTATTGATTGGGACAATGTATAAGGCAGGTGGCAATGATTGACAAGAGAAGAAACAGTCAAAATCATTCGGATTATGTGCGACAGCTATCCAAATTATAAGCCGAACAATATTTCAGAAACGGTTGACGTGTGGTGCATGATGTTAGAGGATTACAACTACAATCAAATTTCTGTTGCGTTAAAAGCTTACGTAACATCGGATACAAGCGGATTTGCGCCGAGTATAGGAGAGCTGATAGCAAAAATACAAATGATTTCACAGCCGCAGGAATTGAATGAAATGGAAGCATGGAGTTTAGTGAGTAAAGCGTTGCGGAATGGTACATATGGTGCAGTTGAGGAGTTTTCAAGGCTTCCGCCGACCGTTCAAGAAGCTGTTGGGAATCCCGATAATCTAAGAAATTGGGCAACGTCCGATTACAAAGCGATTGAAACCGTAATACAGTCCAATTTTATTAAAACTTATAGAAGCGTTACAAGCCGGGCAGAAGAAATTAAAAGAGTGCCGGCAGAAATTCAGAAACTTATCGAAAAAGTAAATCAAAATTCACTAAAGGCTCAAATCGAGCAAAAATACCAAAATAATACAATTCTTCTTTCGGACAAGAATAAGCCATCTATGAGCGATACAGAAGACGTAGAAGCATATTCAGAACCGCCGAAAGAATTTGAAGCTTTAAAGGATAGTTTGAGGAAATAAAAAATGGCATTAACGCAAAAAGAAATTAGTCACAATTGTTACATAAGACGCAAAGAAAATGGATTATGTCCACGTTGTGGAAAGCCGCTTGACAGAACTGGTTACTACTGTTCGGATTGTTTAAAGAAAAATAACGAACGTGAAAAAGAATTTCGTGAGTGGTGCAAAGAATACAAAATTTGTCCGCAATGCAAAAAAAACAAACTTTTTGGCGATGAACATATTTGCCCGGAATGTTTAGCGAGAAAAGCTATATACCGTGCAAACAATCCCATATCCGATGAAAAACAAAAACAATACAATGAGAGATTCAAAAAACAGCAGCGGGCGCTGTACCAACAACGAAAAGAACAAGGCATTTGTACTCGTTGTGGTAAACGTCCAGCGGCAAAGCCTAAAGCCAAATGTGCAATATGCTTGAAAAAGGACGCTCAAGTGCATAGAAAGCAATATTACGACAAAATAGATATAAAAGAGTATCGCAAAGCTAATAATCTGTGCTATCACTGTGGAAATCCTATAGACCGCGAAACGGGGCAGTTGTGTCAATCGTGTTGGGATAAATGCCGTGAAAATGGATTAAAAAGCCCACATGATAATACATACTGGCGACAGGACAATAACATGGTTTTTAAATGGAATCGAGGTGCTAAAAATGAACATAAATAGCGCAACTGACAAAGGCTGTGATAAATGCAAGCATAAGTTTTATTTAGGCACAAATAAGCAGGGCGCGGCAATTTACGGTTGTAAAAACCATACTGGTAAATGCCCGGAGCGCAAAAACAAATAATTGAAAGGAAACGGCTTATGAATTTTTCGGAATTAACTAAGCTGGAACTTGAAAAAATTATCGAAAATGCCAACTTTACAGAAGAGGAAATGCAAATATTTAAAATGTTAGCTTGCGGCAAGAGCTTGGAACAGATAAGTCAAAAAATATTATTATCAAAATCCACAGTTTCTCGCCGCATAGTTGACATAAAAAACAAAATAGAAAGGACTGATAACATGAATAAAACAATCCCAATTTGGGAGAAAGCATTGTTGACGGTTGAAGAAACAGCAGAATATAGCAACATTGGGCTTAATAAAATTAGAGAATTACTGAATCAACCCGGCTGTACGTTTGCTTTTTTTGTAGGCAAAGGGAAATGCCTTGTTAAACGTAGGGAATTTGAAAAATTTATTGATAAAACAAGAGAAATATAATCATACGTTGAAATATGAGCCGTGATGTAGTAATATGTGATTGTTATGCCACGGCTTCTTTTTTGAAAGGAGCTATATACATGGGAAAAGATTTAAAAGGCAAAGAATTGGGAGCAGGAATTACTCAGCGTAAAAATGGAGCATATCAAGGTCGGTACAAAGATAGATTCGGAAATGTAAAGACGATTTACAATCGCAAGTTATCTGATTTACGAAAAGAACTTGCTATTGCAATTGCTGACAACGAAAATCTATTCAGTATCCGTAATGAAATTACTCTTGATGAGTGGTTTAAAAAATGGGTAGAATTATATAAAAAGAAAAGTGTACGCCCCAACACGCTTAGGGAATACACTCATATCTACAATAAAAATATATCACCTTTTTTGGGAAATGGCAAGATAAATTCGTTTGTCAAATCGGATATACAGCAACTTATTGATACTGCCAATGACAGTGGATATAAATATGAACGTCAAAACAAAATTAAAGTCATTTTGTCTGATATGTTTGACAGGGCAATGGAAGACGAGTTGATGATAAGGAATCCGGCAAAGGGCGTTAAGTTAAGAGCAAATAAAGAGATTAATGCAAAAGCATTAACACTTCAACAGCAAGATATGTTTTTTGAAGTTTGTGCCGGCACTTTTTATGACAATTTATACAACGTTGCCGTCAATACCGGATTGCGACCGGGAGAGTTATTCGCACTCACAAAGGAAGATATTGATTTTGAAAATGGGTACATAAATGTTAATAAAACATTGGTGTATCAAAAATATCTTGACGATGAGTGCAAAACATTTCATATCGAACCGCCAAAAACGAAACAGAGTTATAGAAAAGTTCCTATAAATCGCAAATGCCGCAAATATCTTGAAAAGCAATTTGCATTAAAAGATGTTGTCAGTAAGAAACGGCCTAAACAGCAGAATGATTTTTTATTTGTTACTAAATTTAATACACCGGTAAATTCTCAAATTTATTCTGCTTCAATTAAAAGAATTGTTGAGCAGATTAATCTTACAAGAGAATTTGCAGATGAATTTCCGGTTTTTAGTGGGCATACATTCCGACATACATTTGCCACACGATGTTTTGAAGTTGGAATACAGCCGAAAGTTGTTCAATCATATTTAGGTCATGCAACACTTAAAATGACAATGGATTTATATACGCACGTAACAGAAGAAAAATCTGCAAATGACATTGAACGTATCGTTGAAAATGATAGGAATAATGTAATAGATTTTGGATTGAAAGTATGTTAGTGTGTAAATAGTGTGTAACTTACACACTAATTCCAAAAAGAAATCCAGTAAATAAGCGGCTTCGTGGGTAATTTTATGTTGAAACTGGTAGAACTATTACGTATACCAAAGCACACCGTACGAGTGGCGCTAAACCGCACGGTTGAGCCGAAAACCCGCTTTTTTAGCGAGGTTGAAGAAATTATAAAATTTCACAAAATATCACATATTTTCACAGCAAAAGTGTGTAAATGGTGTGTAAATTATAGCGTACACGCATACAACCGAATAAACAGCCGTGGCATGACACAAATATGAGAAGAACATGAGAACGTTCTTCTCTTTTTTTATGCAACAATGTAGGTGTAAGGAGGAAGTGATTATGTTTTCAGACGAAGTTTTAGAGAAGATTTTTGCAAGAAAAGAATTACAAAGCTTACCTCTGCAAGTTCAGTCAAGCATAATCCATGCGATTGAAAATGTTTTAGAGGAGGACAGCAAAAATGCAGATAAACAATCCGTATCAGCAACCGGCAATGAATTATAATCCGGGATATGCCGCATATCAGTACAATCCTATGGCAAATATGCAAAGATACCAACAGCCGGATACGCAAATTCAACAGCAGATTCCACAATTTCAGCAACAACAGCAGGTAATCGGCATAAACGGCAAGATTGTAGCGGCAGTTGAAAATATTACCGCAAATGATGTGCCTATGGACGGTTCAGTTGCCTTTTTCCCAAAGCAGGATTTGACGGAAATCTACGTGAAAGGTTGGAACGCAGATGGAACAATCAGAACGATTGTGTATAAGCCTTATACAGAGCCTTCAAACAATACAGCGGTAAATTCTATGGGTGGCACAGAAAAATCAAAATTTGACCTATCAGAGGAAAGCACAGAGGTATTAATGAACAGGTTTGATAGTTTGGAAAATAGATTAAGTGAAATTGAGCAGTTTATGACGACTAAAACATCGGCAAAAAGCACGGCTAAATCAAAAAATAGCCCAAAGCAGGACGGTGGGGGTGAAGATGAATGAATCCAGTTGAGCTTATTCGATTAATAAAAAGTGGCAATCCGCAACAGGTCCTTTCACAAATGATGAATAGCAATCCTCAAATATCAAACAATCCCGTGGCTAAAAATGCCATTCAGATGTACCAAAACGGGGACACGCAGGGGTTGAAGATGTTGGCAGAAAATCTTTGCCGTGAACAGGGAATTACAACCGATGAAGCAAAACAGCGAGTTTTAAGTATTTTTAATCGTTAGTACATTTTGGGTTGTGCGCACATAATAACCGGTTATCCCATTTGTAAATATATTTCAATGGAGGTAAACAAAATGTTTAACACAGGTGCAATGCCTAGTCTTGCTGATATTGCGGCAGTAACGGGCAATAAAAATGACGGTGGCTGGGGCGACGGCAACGGCTGGTGGGTTCTTATTATTCTTTTTGCCATTTTTGGCGGCTGGGGCAACGGCGGCTGGGGCGGTAATGGTGCAAATGGCGGTGCAACACCTTATGCCACAAGCGCTTTAACGCAGGCAGATTTACAGAGAGGATTTGATACACAGTCAATCGTGTCAAAGCTTGACGGAATCTCAAACGGACTTTGTGACGGATTCTATACACAGAATACCGCGCTTATGAGCGGATTCCACGGTGTCGATAACGCTATCTGCAACTTAGGCTATCAGACACAGCAGGGATTTAACACAACAAACGTTGCGTTAATGCAGGGACAGAATGCTTTGCAGTCACAGCTTGCTAATTGTTGCTGTGAAACGAGAGAAGCCATTCAGGGTGTAAATTACAACATGGCACAGAATACTTGTGCATTACAGAATACAATGAATAGTAATACACGAGATATTATCGACAGCCAAAATGCAGGAACAAGAGCCATTCTTGATTATCTCTGCAATGAGAAAATTTCCAGCTTACAGGCAGAAAACAACGATTTACGCAGAGCGGCTTCACAGGATAGACAGAGTGCATTACTTACTACTGCAATGGCTTCGCAGACACAGCAGATTATTAATGCAGTCAATCCGGCGCCGATTCCGGCATATCAGGTGCCGAACCCTAATGTATATTACGGTTGTGGTTGCAATAGCGGTTGCGGCTGCTAATTTACTAAATAATCAAGTATCTTAATCAAATTGAGTTTTTTCGAGTTTCACTCGGAATAAAACTCAAAAGGTTATGTCTGCTAATGCAGTATTACAATGTTCCCGACACCAATGTCGGGAAGACAGGGCAGACTTCAAGAAAGTTTGCCCTTTATTTTGTGAAAGAGAGGTATTATTTTATGGCAGAATTTACAGGAATTGCACTTCAAACTGTTGCGCAGGGAGAAGATGTTGCATTTACAGAAACACCGGTTGCTGGTTCAAATTGCATTACGCACAGACAGGGAAGCGGTATTGTTAAATTGAGAGGACTTACAAACCAGTGCCGGGCAAGATTTTTAGTATCTTATTCCGGGAATATTCAAATCCCGACAGGCGGAACGGTTGAAGCTATTTCTCTTGCTATTGCGATTGACGGTGAGCCGCTGCAGTCAACTCGTATGATTGTTACACCGGCGGCAGTAGAGAACTTCTTTAATGTTTCGGCACAGGCATATGTAGACGTTCCACGCGGTTGCTGCGTTACGGCAGCGGTACAAAATACATCTGCACAGGCAATCGAAGTTCAGAACAGCAATTTAATTGCAGTTCGGGAAGCATAAGGGGGCGGTTTTATGGATATTATGAGAATGCACGACATGATTGAAAAACTGTCTGAATGTGCCAAATGTGAAATTGACAAAGGAATTGAAAATATAGACCCGTGTGAAATGGGACAGGTTACAGATATGATGAAAGACCTTGCAGAAGCAATGTATTATCGTACATTGATGAAAGCAATGGAAGAATCGAGTGCAGATGAAACAATGGAAATGTTTGAGCGGTTTGGTGACGGCAGAAGATTTTATGATAACTACCGCTATGCAAATGGCAGATTTGCACCAAAAGGCAGAGGAACGCGCCGGGGATACGATGAACCTCCGTATTTCCACATGACACCGGAAATGTACCGCGGAATGGAACATGACAGGGATATTGACCGCAATTATGGGAGAATGTATTACACAGAACCGGCGGTAAGCGGCATGAATATGACCGAAAGCGGCTATGATAAAGCGAAGCGGCATTATACAGAAACCAAAGAAATGCACAAAGCGAATACCGCAGAGGACAAAGAACATAAGATGAAATCGCTTGAAAACTACATGAAAGAGTTGTCCAGCGATATTACAGAACTGCTTACAGACATGACGGCAGAAGAACGTACAATGCTGAAAAGCAAGCTTTCAACGCTTGTAAGTAAAATGTAATGGCAATGGCTGGGAGTGCAAAAACTTCCAGCCAGTTTTTAAGGTGGTTGCGATGTTTAAAATCAATAATGTAGATTGGAATATAGCATTTACAGGCAATTTAAAAAAATTAATGCGTTCTGACGGATCTATAAGCCTTGCTGTGACCGATTGGAACGACAAGACTATATATGTATCCGACAAGCCCAAAGGGGCTTATTTGCGCAAAATAATAGCACACGAACTATGCCATTGTTTTTGCTTTTCTTATGGTGTGAATATGCCGATTGAACAGGAAGAATTTATGGCAGACTGGATAAGCAAATATGGCACAGATTTGATTTATTTGCTTGATTATTTAATGGCAGGGATACAGAGGGGAGCGGCAGTGTAATGGATAAAATAGATAAGCTTCTTGAATATGTGCGCCGGACAAATCCCGAAATGACAAAAGAACGATTGATTTATGAATTGGGAGAGTGCAGATATTCAGCAAAATCATTAATTTTTACGGCAGAAAGCGTGAATTTGAAAAAAGAAAAAGATTTAAAAAGTTGATTTAAAGCTATCTGCATGGTATAGTATTAGAAAACGCAATAAAGGGGTAACGAAGTATGAAAACTTGTCCAAACTGTGGAGAACTGATAGGCGATAGCGTTGACCGTTGTTTTAACTGCAATTACAGCTTTAAGTACAAGAGCGTAATTAAGAAAGAAGCATTGCAGGAGCGCAGAAAGCAGGCAGAAAAAGAAATCGAAGAACTTAACCGGAAAAGAGAAGAAGAAAATGAGCGAAAAGAAGCTGTTATTAATGCTATTAAATCCGGCAGAATCACAAAAAACGATGTCATGAAAACAACCGGATTTGATTTTGTGGGATATAAAATTGTCAGATATTGCGGAATCGTAACCGATACTGCGTTATACAGTTTAGGCATGATGGCGGATTTAAAAAATGCAATGAATTTTAAAGCGATGGTCGCAGGAAAAGAATATAATGCATTTTCAGAAAAAGTGCAAACTTTTATAGATGAATTAATGAACGACATGGCATTAGAAGCTTTGTACAAGGGTGCAAACGGTTTAGTTGGAATATCATATAGCTGTGCGCCGTATTGGAATACCGGCGACATTTCATTAATGATTACAATGAGTGGAACGGCTGTCTGCATTGAAAAGGAGTAGAAACTTATGGCATTTACAAATAAACGCGGAGAAAATATTAGCTTTGAGTGTTCAGAGCTGATAGATGAGTTAAAATCGGATATTGAGGAGTTCGGCGGTGACAAAATTGTAGCCGCGCGGTGCAAGGATACGCACGGTGTAACGTTGTATGTTAATTATGATTTTATTGAACCGGAAGACCCGATAAAGGAATCGGAATTACAGGAAGACGAATACATACAGACCATGACGATGACAGCGTTGCTTATGCTGTTGGAACAACAAGGCAAATTATTTTAAAAGCTATAGGGAGTGTTGCGGCACTTCCTATTTTTAAATTCTATGAGAAAGGGAAAACAATGCCGAGGAAAGCAGACACTACTATTATTGATAAAGTATATAACAATTTGAAAGTTGACAAATTGACGGACCAGTACAATTCATATCATAGAAGACTTTATGAATGTACTTGTTTGCTGTGCGGGAAGAAAAGACTTGCTACTAAACAGAATCTTCAAAGAAACGAAGTAAAGGATTGCGGAAATCATCGGGATTATAAGGATATTAAAAATAAACGTTTTGGCAAATTAGTCGCAGTATACGTTACCGACCAAAAAAGCCATACAAAAAGCAGATGTAAAATATGGCATTGTAAATGCGATTGCGGCAATGAATGTGATGTACATTATGATGATTTAAAAAACGGAAAAGTAAAAAGCTGTGGCTGTTTAAAAAACGAAAACATTCAAAAATTATACGCTTATGGTACTGCACCGTGCAAATTGAACGGAAATAAAATAAGAAAAACAAATACATCAGGGACAACAGGTGTTTGGTTTGATAAGTCAAGGAATAGGTGGTGCGCAGAAATAATGTTTAAAAAGACAAAATATTTTTTAGGACGCTACAAAAGCAAAGAAGAAGCTATAAATATTCGGAAAATTGCAGAAGATAAAATTTTTTGCGAATTTTTAGAATGGTATGAAAAAACTAAAAAAAGTGATTGACTTTTTGCGAGGCATTGATATATTTATTCTATATAGTAAAAAGAGAGGAAGTGAAAGAAAAATGCCGGCGGGACACTTGAAAAATGAACATGATAAAGAGAATAAGGAACAGGACTTTGAAACAACATTTTTGCATGGGCATGACGGTTCGCAATGTATATATTATACAAATGAAAAATGCTTATATTATAATGACTGTGAATCACCGTGCCACCATTGTCATCACTACACGACAAAAATTAGAAATTGAAAAACTGCTTGTTGTTCGCAACGGGCAGTTTTTTTAAATTTTCGCTCAATTTTTTATTCGGAAAAATTTTTAACCCCCCGTCCCTTTAGATTTTCAGCCCGGTCAATCCATTTTCAAAAATCCTCGATTTTCGAGCGGATTTTAATCAAATTTTGCTGGCAAAATTCACGAAAAGTTTTACTATTTTAACGTGCTAAAGTATAAACTATGAACTTGCTTCGGCGAATGAAAAGTCTATTTTTTTATGTCTGCAATCTTGTAAAATGCCCGCAGTCGCCTTATTATTTTGCTATGGTAAAAAGCTAGCCATATAAGGCATTTAAAGCCGTATAAGGCTATAAACGGTATAGAAGCGCAACGGCAAAACACCTTTATTTTGGTGGCTGTTGTTCCTGCTTGTGCTTTGCCCGCGTAGCTTTTACGCGTTGTATAACAGCGTCCCGATTTTGGACGTAGTATTCCCGGTTGTTTTCCGCTGAATTTTTGCGGCGTGCGATTTCTGCGCACTCTGAACAGCAGTATTTCCGGTACACAGACATAAAAGTTTTACCGCATACTGGACAGATTCGGCTTGTTTTTTGGTTGGATAACTGCAAACGCCTGCGTTCATTTCCGGCGGTGTTCTGCCGGCGCTTACGTTCAGCAGCACAGGCAGCGGAGCAGACCTCTACACCGTTGCGACTCAAAAAGTTTTGCCGCAAATGGTGCATTTTTTTATTTTTGGCATAGAATACCCCCTTTTATATTTTAAGATAACACAAAAAAAGCTATAAAAATAGCCTTGCATTTTTTTGGTATATATGCTATTATATTTTGCAAATGAAAGTTTGCGATGTGTGCGGTGTTTTGATAAACCGTAACACGTGGTGTATTGAAATATGTTTTATATTTCGACATCATTTAGCCGCACACAAAAGCCCCGGATTGTTTCCGGGGCTTATTTTAATATATATCTGTTACTTTGTATATAGTTTCATGATATTCATTTTCGTTTGATACCACCTCTATAGTAATAGAAATATTTTTGTCATACACTTCCAACGTTTGCGCGCTGGAATATGGTATATCTCTAAAATCACCGGTTTCCACGGCATAATCCGAATAATCCTGGCTGTTTCCGTTTTTGCCCAAATATTCAGAATCGAAAGAACAGATTAAATTTTCGTAAAAATTTTCTTCTGTTGCCCATTCCCCGATTAAATTTCTTAAATTTTCGCGGAAGCGTTCTTCCGCCTGTTCTATTGTATACATAATATACCCCTTTCCGGGTTTTCACCCTTGAAATTTATTTTTAGTTAAAAGCAAGCCGGGGGATTGAACCCCGGAAGCCCGGCACCGTCTGCCGCTTGCCTGTTGTTATAAGGCTTTTAAAAGCTCTATAAGCTCACTGCGCCGCGTTTGAATCAGCTTCTTAGCGGTGCAGAAGTTAATCTTTCCACCGGATAAGCGTTCTAACTCTTTAGCGGCGCTTATATATGCGGAAAACTCTTTTTTATACGCGCTGTCAAATGCGCGTTCTTTTTCTACGTTTTCCGGCTCGGCTTCGTATTCCTGTTGTGCCTTGTCTGCGGCTTTTTCCAGCTGCTCTAATTCTTCAATTTTTTTTATTAATTCTATATTATTCATAACATAGAACCTCCTTTTATTTTTTATAAAAAGCATTGGACGGAATCGAACCGTCCGTGCGCTTGTTTGCTACGCTTTTTTAAACATTTCCCAAGGTCCTGCAATCATGCCACCTTGGCAAGCGGCATATATTACAACTTCGCCGCTTTTTGTTATTTTGTACTTTTTAAAAGTACATTTTATAGAATGTTTGCGGTCATTAAAGCCGTAAACAAGTTTGTCCCCTATTTTCATATTTCTGCCCCCTCTTTGCGGCAAATTTCAAACACATCTTCTTTTATGTGTTTATATTCTACGTTTTCCCAAAGCCCTACACCGTAGAAGTCCGCCATTAAATTGCCAAAATGGTCATATTTATATTGGATATTTAATTGCTTAAATACCCTTATAGCGGCTTCGTTTTTGCTTTCCAGCTGTTGCCAGCGGAAAAACAAAGATGTCCCCGTGCTGTCCGTGGAAGTTTCCACAGTTTCAGCGTTTTTGACTTCAACGCGGTCAATTCCGCCTTTTTTTATTTCTTCTAAAATTGCGGCGACTTCTTTTAAGATGTCGCCTTCTTCCGGGGTATCAAAAGTATAATTTTCATTGTACCTTGCCCCCTCTATAATTATATTGTATTTCATTTTTCCACCTTTCCGCCCTTGCCGGACTTGTGATTCTGTTTTTTTGTTCTCTTGTCTTTCGACAATGTTATAATAGCACATCTTTTTACTAATTGCAATAGATAATTGCATTAATATGTTAAAATAATTGCAATTTACAATTGCTATATGCGTTCAAATTTGTTTGACATATTGCAATATATATTGTATTATAGTATTGCAATTTATAATTGCATAAATATATTAAAAAAGGAAGATAAAAAAATGAAAACAGATAAGGAAATAGCTGAAAAGGCAAGAGAGCGCGCAAAAAAGCAAAACGAAGCCGCAAAAAATAATTGGGATTGCATTAGTTGCAGGCTTCCCAAAGGCACAAAAGACCGTATACAAGCATTAGGCTATACTGTAAATGGTTTTTTAAATATCATTGTATTGGCAGAACTGGAAAAGTTAGAAGCAGAAGCACCGCAGACGGCACAGCCGGAAACCACAAAAGAAGAACAGCCGGAGCAGGCACAGCCAAAAGCAGACCAGCCGGAAGATGTCGCAGAATTAAATAACTGGCTGCACCAAATACAGCAGGAAAACGAGCAAAAACGATTGCAGGAGGTCGCACGCAGACAGGCGAACGTGGAGGCAGAAAACGGATATGATTAATAAAATAGTTGCCGTTTAAAAAATTAAGTTATATAATACTATACAGAGCGGAACACGAACCGCTCAACAATTTAATATAGCACGTAAAAAAAGAGAACCGCGCCCCCTCGGCGGTTCTCTTTTTACTTCTTTTTTATTCTTCGGAGTTTCCCCAGCCGGAAAGCGTGCACGGATTCCCGTTGCCGTCTTCCCATCCACCCGTTATCGGGTCAATGCCGCTGTTAAGTTCAGCGGTGCAATTTTTATAGTCCGCGTAATCTCTGCAAACTATATAGCCCAAAAATTCCCCGTTTAAATTTACGGAAAATATTTCCGAGCCGTCACCCTCTACCGTTATGCCGTTTTCAAATTCCCAATATTCTGAACTGTAGTCGAATTTAAACATATTTCCCACCCTTGCGGCAGTGTCGCCGCCCTTTCTTTTTTAATAATAGTATTATCGCACCGGCTTAATATTTTGTCAAGACAATTTTATCTAAAAATAGAATAATTTTTATTGACATTTTATTACATATAATGTACAATTTTTAACATATTAAAAGGAAAGGAGAACGCAAAATGATAAAATATAAAATAGACGTGTTTGAGCTTTTAAAAGAACGTGGATACAATCAAGCCCGAATCCAAAAAAATGGTCTTTTATCAGGGCAGACAATACAAAATATTAAGGCAGGCAAAAGCATTACACTAGAAACGTTAAACCGAATCTGCATAATGTGCCGTTGCCAGCCGTCCGACATAATAGAGGTTGTCCCAACAGACGCGGAAAAAATAAAATTTTTCTAGCAAAAGCACTTGGCATTATTCTAATATTAGAATATAATAAAGACAGATTAAAGGAAAGGGCGCCCCTCTACGGGTTTAGGGCTACTGGGTACCTTTGTCGAGTATGCATGGAATAGCGATGATGAAGCGATTGTAAGATTTGACAATCGTGATAATCCAGATGATTGCAGGCATATTAGTGCCAGCCAATTAGAAAAAGTGCCAAATGATAGAGACCGTTGAAAATAATAAAGTAGCCGGGGCGCTGTGTTCTCGGCTATTTTTATGCCTTAATAAGTCATTATATAACTATATATTGAATAAGTCAATGTTATCCCACTAAATATATAATTTAATAA